TTGATTTGAGGCGCGTAGCTTCTTCCTTTGTCAGTGTCAGTGTTATTTCTTCCATAGCTAAAGTTTTTCGATATAGAATTTGACTTCTTCGTAGAGGGCGCACAAGACATCAAGCGGCATGCTGTATGAGTACATCACGAACGCACCGTTGAACAAGAGTTCGAATGAATCTTTCTTCACTACTAAGCCGTTGGCTATGATAGTGCTGTGTATCCGATAGCTTGTTGCGAATAGTATCAGAGTGCGAGGGAATCTGATGGAATCCCTATTTGCCTGCTTGCACAGCATTAAGATAGCTTGGACGATGTTTACGCTCGCGTTGCTGACTGTTTCGGCATAGAGCCATTGCGGGTCTTTCTTTACTTCCATAGTTGTAAGTTTTAGTGGGTTGGTAATTATTGCCCTGCCGCACCCAGCCAAGAGCACGGCAGATTATTCATACGTTACACTCGAAGATGCGGAGGATGGCCATTTCGCCCTCAGCCCAGGAGATTGAACATTCGTTTTCCGCTACCTGAATCGTGTATTGCTCGCCCGCATCTATGCAGTTTTCGATTTCCGCGTGGAACATGATGTTCAGATGCTCGCGGGCATTCTCCAGAGTGGAATGGACTGACACTTCGTTGTAGCCGTTGGCATCGCCGTCATTGGAGAGGCCAACAAAAGAGAGAACATAGCATTTCATAGTTTTTTGAGTTTAGGGATTAGATAATTCGTTCCCGCAAAGCATTTTTCGTACTTTGCAGGACTGGTTAGAACGGCTCTGCAATCTCTTCCAAAGAGAAATCGAGGCCGTAGATGTCGATGGCTCGTTCCATAGTGCCTTTCCAGAAGTTGAAGGCTACCAAGTGTTCGTGGTTGATGCCTGCGGGGTCTTCGGCTCGGAATTTCACTTCTTGGAGATAACAAGCCATTGTGTAGAACACCTCGGCAAGTTCTTCGATGTTGAACTCGCGCTCTGCCATATCGTTGAGCAGCTTTTTTACGTTTTCTCTTTTCATAGTCTTAAGCGTTATTCCAAATTTCCCAATATTTTTCGTTATCATACTTGACGGCGTTGTTCCAAGCCTCTTCCAGACGCCTTGCTGTCTTTTGGAAACCGATAGGCATCGTTTCAAGCGGGACAATCTTGCCGAGGAATAATCTTGCGCCGTTGACGATGGCATCGCGGTTCTCATCCCAGCAGCAGCGAATCATTTCGCCTTGGCTGTTGGGAGAGCAACCGAGGAATACACCGCGCCCCTCGCGCTTTTGGAGGGCTTTCGGCACTGGGAAATAGAGGGCGTATCGGTCGGGATAGCCTTCATACTGCTTTCCGGCATCATAAAGTCGTACTTTCATAATTGTAGGTTTTTTAGGGTTAATAAGTGAAACGCGCAGGAGAATTAACCACTGCGCGCATCATTTAAAGCGGCATAATGTTAGGGAAGTCGCTCCCATTTCCAAACTGCCAACCTTTGGTGCATCCGAAAATGTTCATTTCGGGGTATTCATACTCTACACGGCGAATATCATTGATATTTCGTTTTGCCGTGACTTTTACGATCACGATTTGGCCAAGACTCTCAACTTTGTAAGTCTGGCCGATTTTAATCTCTTTGTATAGCATAGGGCCATTGTTCTTTAGATGGCTCTGAGCTTTGCAAGGGCGCAGACAACGCCCCAAGCCTGCCAAGAGCATCCGTCGGGTTTCAAATTCTTGTGGCTTTCCCAAATCTTTTCGAGAGTGTACCAGCCAGCCCAAGCACCAGTATTCATATAGCCGATGAGCCATTTTCCGTAGGGTGTGCGTTTGTTTATGTTCACAACACCCGAATCAGTTTTCACTTCCATAGTTTGAGTTTCTTAGGGGTTAGACATTGGGGAGAGGGGGAACTTAATCCCTCCACTCCAAACGTCCTTCGTCAAGAAGGATTTCCACGCAGCCTTCATCGTTGTCGAAGAACTTAGTGACACACTCATCGGGGCATAGCCACGTTTTTCCGTCGAAGACATAGCCGCTGGCGATTTCCCTGCCGCATACAGCACAGTATTTTTTGTGTTTTGCGACGTCAGCACCCTCCGCAAGCGTCCAAGTCGTGATATCTTGACATTCCTCACACCAGCACTCAGGACGCGCTTCGTCACACCATTCGTACTGCTTATTAGTATTGGGGTTAATCCATTGGCGAATCTGGATGTTTTCAGAGCCGCAACATTTACATACATACTTTTTCATAATTCCATATTTTAGGGGTTGATGCGAATAGCGCAGGATTTGCCCTGCGCCACTCATTAAATGCTGCTGTTCTCGATTTCTTTCTTGCAGAAGTCGGTGTAGAACTCGATTTCTTCTTCTGTCAGCAAGCCGCCTTTGTCCTCTATCAGTTCGCCTTCGATTGTATATAACTCCCATCCAGTAGCGACCGTTTCCTCGTCGAGCCAATACTCGACGCACATAAGTTTGTTACCTTTGTGGAAGTAGAAGAATGCTGTATCGCCGAAGGACGACCAATTCCAATGGTACAATTCATTGTGTATCATAATCGTAATTATTTAGAGTTTTTGTTTTTAGGTTCTTTATAATAGCAGATCACTTTGTAACCGCTCTGTGCCATAGGCTTGACAAGCTGCTGGGATTCTTTGTAGAACATATTCAGCTTGACGCTGACCACATCTTCGCCTAACAGCGTTTTGTAGTCTTTCATTATGTTCTTGATGTGCTGGGCGTCACCAAGAAAGTTCCATAACTGCGCCATCTTCTCGCCTTTTTCATTCTTGTAGTGATAGATGAAAGCGCAGAGGGCGTTCGCAGGATGGATTTTGACGGTGCAAACCTTTGAGCCGTCCCAACTCTTTACTTTAACCTCCCCATAGGAGATTTGATAATTTACTCGTAGCATAATTGAATAATTTAGCGGGTTAGTAATATTCGTACTGTCACGCTCGACTATGAGCGCAACAGCTGTCGAGGAACCAAATCAATACTCAATCCATTCCGACTTGAAACGCTTGTCGCCGTACTTGAACGAAATGGTGTGGTTGTTGCCGTCTGTTTTTACATTTGCGTTTCCACAGAACGACAGGCACCAGTCGAGCCACGAACGGAAATGGTTGTAATACTCTCTTTTGTTGTTCCCAAACAATTCGGTCTGCTTCATGCAATTCGGGAAATTCGTTTTGAACTTGTAAAGTTTTACCAGACTCATAATTTTATAGTTTTAGGGGGTTAATAATCGGAGCGCGCAGAGAAACTAATCCCTGCGCGCAAACACCTTAACACTTAATTATTATGACCCTCACGGGCTGTCGGAGGCGCGGTATTAGCCGCGCTCTCCGTAGTTCAGCAGGGAATAGCGTTCTCACGGAACTCTCTTAGGAGTCCGAAACGTTTTCCGAGTTTGTAGAAATAATCTCCAATGATTGCCAGACCTTCGTAGCTATACGGATAGTCGCTGTCATTCAACTGCCAGTCAATAGCCTTTTGGCGGGCGGCTTCTTTTCTTTTCTGATAGTTGTTCATAATTGTATGGATTTAAGTGTGGTGTGCTTTCCCCGAAAGTTATTTCAGAGAAAGCGTAGGTGTTAGATGCGCGTCAAGTTTTCGTACTCAGTGGCAAATCCTGTCGGGGAATAGCACAGGCCAAGTTTTCAGTCCATGCACTTTGAGATAGTTTCTCGCAGTGGCCTTGCTGTCGGCCAGCGTGTCGGAACGGCCGTAAATCATATCAACGGGGTTGAAAAGGCTCTTGCCCCAAAGGTAATAGCCGAAAGAACGTGTGTACTCGATTTTGAATCCTTTGTACTCTGTGAATTTCTTAATTTCCATAATTGTTTGTTTTAGGGGTTGTGCGCTGCGCCCCGGAACTGGCCGAGGCACAACAATTCAGCAATTTTGCAAATTCCAAAGGATGTCGTCAATTTCCTCTTTCGTCGGTTCTTCGCCGATGAATGAGAAATACGGATGGCTGTCCGTTGTGATGTCGAAACCGCTGGCGGGAAAGCTGTTCGTCTGCCAAAAGAGGATTATGTGGTAAGTGTTCAGCCTTTTTTGCAGAAAATAGCCAGTCCAGTCGCCTGCCGAACTCGTTTGCTCGGTGTATTCTACGCGGGCTACGCTCTTGAAACTTTGCAGGAACTCCTGCGGGGCATACCAAGTTCCTTCGACGTGGTATTGCCGATTTGTGAGCAAATTATTCATAATTTTGTTGTTTGGGGGTTGTTTCGTAGATTGGCAGTCTTTACGGCTGCGCAATCTTTGTGCTTTCAAAGGTTTGGGTATCGGCAAAAACAAGCTGCAACCATCTCTTTGAATGGTCTGTTAGAGAACATTCTTTCAACGGAAATTTTGTAGCCGTGAAGTTTTCTCGCCACCGTTTCAGCTTCTTCTTTTGTTTCGTAGTACCCGAATCTTTCGGTGTCATGACTCACTTCTGACTTTTGAACGCGAATCATAAAAACTGGGATGTTGTAGTCACACATAGTTTAGAGATTTTTTGTTTAACTGATTCCATACTGCTCGCACATACTGAACGGCCCAAAAGAAATTAGGGAACCGACTGATTGTGTGCGCATCTTCCACGCGATAGACGCAATTCACGTCTTTGTAATCGTAGATAATAGAAAATCCTTTGTAATCCATATAATTTGAGTTTTTAGGGTTATTCGTGCAATATTCGTACTTTCGCGCGAATATCGCTAAAGATTAGAAGAACTTGTCTGGCTCCGGGTTGACGGTTTTCTGCATAAGGTATAGTCTGTGGCGGAATGATCGGCCGTTTTGGTGTGTCTCTATTCCTCCGGCAGCGCGGTTGACTGCGTGGTGGAACCAATCAGGCTTTTTAAGGAATGGATTGAGTGCCAAGCCCATATCGTAGAACTTGTTGGCCGCAGCTAAATCGGTGAACACTTCCGTTGAGGCGATTGCATCAGTCTCATCGTTACAAATTTCATACCAAAGGTGGGTAACAACATAAATCTTTTCCATAATTCAATTTTTTAGAGTTAGTAATGTCAATCGTTTGTTCCCTGCTCGGCTTTACGTTGTTCAGGGAATAGTGTTTTCGTACTCGCGGAGGGAGTTGACACACCGCGAGCATTGAGAATTAGTCGGCCTTGAAAAATTCGTTGATCTTGGAAACGATATCCGTGCGGGAGCCGATGAACCAGAAGCCATCGTTATCGTAGCCGCGAGAAACGACGAGAACCTTGTCTCCTGCGAGAGCGCCGTAGACAATCTTGCGCGCGCTCTCAATCAGATTCTTGCCCCGTTCCTCATTCGGATTAATTCCTTCAACGAGAATGTAAGCCTGAAGGATGGTGTCGGCGTCGGCGGGAGTCTTGACTTTGACGAGTTCGACGATGTTGTCTTCGCAGCCAACCGAGAACACGTGGTATTCGTCGGTAGTCTTCACGACGATTGCTTTGTATTTCGCGAGAACGACGGCCTTCGCGGTCTTCTCGTACTTCTCGCACTCTTCTGCATTCTTGAACTCCGTGCCATCGTTGGCAACATAGACGGTCACATAATTCTTTACTTCTTTCTGAATCTTTTTCATAATTGTAAGTTTTTTTGTGGGTTAATAAATTTAGAATTAAAAAATATTCGCGCCACACCTCGGTATTCTCCAAGATGCGGCTTTTTTTCAGCAGAAATTAACGTGGTTCAGGATGTGCTTTGCGAGCCTGGGGTAATACTCCGTGAGCACGCCCATCATTTCGGCGCGGTCTGCTTTGCGCAGGCGCTTAAAATCGTTGACACTCTGCATATCGCAGGAATTGCAGGCGAGCCAGTAATCCCAGACTGCTGCAAGTTCGTAAGCGTTGTGCTCTTCGCACTCGTTGGCCTTGGCCAAACCTTTGATCGTGTAAGCCATAATTCAAAATTTGAGGGTTAGACATTTTTCGTACTCCCGCAGGCATTTAAGGCTGCGGAAGTTTTTTGCGGAGATTTTTAGAGATAGTAAGTGTTGCTCACTATATACTCCGTCTTGAAGAAATCGCGCAGGTGGTAGTTGCTCTTTGCGTAATCTTCTATCACGCTGTACACCTTTGCGGCCATTTTGCGCGTCTTGTCATAGTCGCGGACGGCTTTCTTCCACATCGTAATCTGGTCGGAGAGAATTTTTTCGGCATTGTCGGCGTAGGAGTCCGTCGTTTCGAATATAACTCTTTCAGCTGGTGATGTGAGGAAAATTTTCAGTCGGAATGATTCTCTGGCCTGATAGCGCTGGCCGCAGCGGGAGGTGGAAATTTCCAGCCTGCCGACATTTGCTTTCTGTTCGTAATCGTACTCTATGTTGAGCGTACAATACATGAAACGGTCTATCTTTTTCAACTCATCGTTGAGAATATTCGACAGACGGCGGTTCAGCACTTTGCCGTCGAACGACTTGATGATTCCCATCGCAGCTTTGCGGCCTTTGATGAGCATTTTTAATGTCTCAATCTCGGTCTCGGCCTTCTCGGAGAAACGGCCTTTGCGGTCGTTCTCGATTCGTTCCTGCCGATCACGTTTTTCTTGTTCACGTTTCGCATCCCGCTCGGCAATCATTATTTTCTGCTCTTCGGGTGTTGCGGCATCGAATTTCGCTTTCCATTCACGATGCTGTGCTAAAATTGCGTTCATTGCTTCCATAATTTTGAGTTTTTAAAGGGTTAAACAATAGTTCGCAGCCGTGGGCGAAACTAATCGCCCAGGACTTTTAGAAATTCACGCGATAGAGCTTGTTCTCGTCGTGATCTTCGTACATGCAGTTGCCGTACTTGTCAAGCCATACGGAAAATTCGTGGTCTTTGATGGGGTCGCCGTTCTTGTCGTACTCGCGTTTCCACCAGCCGAAAGAATTATTCAGCCAAAAATACTGCGAATCTATCGGCCGCAGAAGGTTGCCGACAACCTGGAGGAAAAAGCTCTCGAATTGCGTTAAACTTGTGCAGCCAGTGCGGCGTTCAAAACCATTTTTGAACTCATCGTCGATTTGGCGAAGTTCAAGCTGTTCACGTTCCAAAATCTGAATCATAATTGTAAATTTTAGGGGTTAGACAATAGGCCGCAGGAAGCCTTTTTCGTACTTCCCGCAGAAAGGCGATTCAGGCGGCGAAAGATGCAAACTCTTCTGGCGTGTCATGCTCGCGGGCTTCCTCTCCAAACTTTTCGTAGAGATATTCGTTGTAATCATCGCAAAGGGCGCAGAGGAAATTTTCATCTACACCGAAGGAATTTTCATAGTCTGACAAGTAAAGTGATCCCACCGTGATTTCGGTTCGAAGTGTCATGAGATTTTCGTATGACAAATCCGAGATTTCGGCAAAGATTGAAAGGCTTTCAATCTCAGTCCAAAATTGTTCCCCGGAATCGTCCTGAACAAGAATTTCGTACTCGTCAGCGTTGAACCAGTAATAATCCATTTCTCCCAGAGAACAGAACTTTTTACTTTCCTTTTCGCGCATCACGGCGCTGCAAATAGTTACGATTTCGGATTTCTCCGTGTAGGGGATGGAACCATAACCTTTGCAGGTGGCGGCGTAGTAATTGTACTCGCGCCATGTGTGGCGTGCTTTCGCGCCGACTTCGATAAAGCTGTAACTCATAATTGTATTTTTTGAGGGTTAGTAATTCGTACTTCCGGCGGTCGCTAAACCGCCAGAAAGTTTTTCATGCAGTCTCTTCGTAGATACCTTTGAACAAAGTTCCGTCCTCGTAGAAAAGATTGTTTTCGTTCCAGTTTGTAAGTTGTTCCTCGATGGCTGAGTCTGTGTCGCACCAGTATTCGTACTCTTTGTGCCATGCACTGAAGAGATTGTCAAGACACGTTTCAACCAAGTCTTTGAGGGAGAAACTTTTGCTGATGGGCTTCGCCAGAGTTTCGGCTATCGGCTGCATAACTTCGTAGTCGTAGCACACGCCAGTTAGCGGACAGTTGTCCCAACTTTCACGCTGAATCTTTGAGAAACGTTGTTTATTCCAACGGTGTTTCTCTCGGTTGTAGCCTGCATCGTACTTGTAATACTTCTTTGCTTTAAGTGCATACGGCATAAAGTTGTTGTTGAGCCAACGACGTAGAAGTTTGCCAGTGCATTCTTCGTTAGAAATACAATAGTCGGTCCAATAGTTTTCGAAGGCGTAGTCGTTGTGAAAGTCGAACGAGAAATGATAGCTGCAATAGTCAACTTCGTAGCTGACTTTGACACCCATCAACTCTGAAAACTTTTCAAGCGTACCTTCGTAGTCGCTTGCGTAACCATCCATAGTTTGGTAGCCAACGTTCCAACGTTCTTTGTCAACGATGGACTTTCGTACTTGCTCTGAAAGTTCCTCGAACTTGTAGAGCTTAACTTTTACTTCTTTCATAATCATAAAGTTTTAGAGGGTTAATAAATCGTACTCCCCGCGAAGAATTAACTCCGCAGGGAATTTTTTTCAGGCGCTTTCCAGTTCCTTTTCGTAAACTCTCTCGGAGAGATACGACCCGAAATTGTATTGGAACCAATATGTTCCGAAAGCGTAGGTGTACCAGTCAAACGCCCACGTCTGGAATTTTTGCAAATCCTCATCGGAAATCGTTTCGTCGTCGATGGATTTTACAATTTCCTCGAACTTGCCCCAGGGCGTTATCTCGCTGGGGATGAAGTCGGGCATATCGTTCCAATCCTGCTTAATATTGCAAAAATTCCCATCCATGTGGGTATCTTTTTTGTGAACATACCGTTTCATGGATTCCAGCGTTTCAAACGCCGCATTTTCGGCGTAGCTCTCACAAATGGACTCTAATTCACATTTTGCAAAATCATCTTTGTAATCTTCGGCGACCTCGTTGCAGAGATTGAGAAACGTTTCGTAGACGTTCTCAAAATTCATAAAATCTTTCATAACAAAGTTTTTTAAGTTAAACATAGCTTTTCGTACTCCCCGCAGGAATTAACCAGCGGAGAGATTTTTTAGAACGGAGACGTCCAGGGAAAATCCGAGGGGATGCCCCGGAAATTTTTCAGCCGTTCAATTTCTTCAAAGAATTGTTCTTTCGTCATTTCTCGCATATTCGGAATGGAACCGCCATGCGGGTATGTGTACACATAACTTGGCTTGCTGTTGGGATCGTAGAACCCTTTGAAGATTTTCATCACAGGGACGCCGCAGAAATAAATAACATTCTCTGCGCAGTCGGCATAGCAAGTGAAACACGATTTGATTTGGTCTGCAATAATCTTTTCCATAATCTTTTGAGTTTAGAGTTGAACATTTTTCGTACTCTGCGCCCGAACTGACGAGCGCGGAGAAATTTATGCGAAGATTATTTTCTTGCCACGGCGGCAGCAGTTAGCACCGAGAGCGCGCAGACGGCTCGCCGTTGTGACCGTCGGCCAGCCTGCATCCGTGAAACGTTTCTTGCCGTTCTTGATCTCGCAAATCATATTGTCGAACAAGAAAACGCGCGTGATTCCGTTCTTCACTTCTACGCGCGTATTGCTTTGGCTGAAATTGCGGCCAGCCTCTACGGCCTCGACCATCATTTTTTCAATCTTTCTCATAATTCAGATTTTTTAAATTGTTAGACAAAAGTTTTTCGTACACCCTGCGAGATTTGCCCCGCAGGGAATTTTTTCACGCCTGACAAATTCGGTAGTTCATACCGTTTGCCCGGAAATGTTCGGCCAGCCTGACGGCGGCACCATAGCCGAAACGCTTTGCAGCTTTCAGCTGCGCATTTTTCGGCGCGTGAACGTCGGAGCAATAAAAGCCCCGGCCGTTTTCGCATTTTAATACGTACTGCATAATTCAAAAAGATTTTGGGAAAAAGTTTTTCGTACTCCAGACGAAATTTAATCCGTCTGGGATTGTGCGCTTTATTTCGTGCCGACATACCAGCCACAGAGAATAAGCGCGACGAGCGGCAAATAAACCGCCAAATTTACGATCATATAAGTTTCCATAATCAAAAAGTTTTGAAGTTTTTTGTTGCCGAGGAATAATTTTTCGTACTCCCCGGCATTTTCTTACTGACGGCTGAATTTTGTCAGGCCGAGCATAATAAACAGCTCGACAGCCAAAGCCACGATCACGACGACGGGCACCAGAGCAAAGCACCAAAAGCCCGAAACATTAAAAACGTCGTGAAGATAGTTTGCAGCGCACGCGCCGCAGTAGATAGATGCCAAAACGACCGCCAGCACAATCGTACCGAACGAAAGCCAAGAAACTAAATTTTTCATAACGAATTTTATTTAAGAGTTGAACATTTTTCGTACTCCTGGAGCAATTTTCGTACTCCGGGAGATTTTTCGTACTATTCGAAAAAGGCTTTTAAATCTTTGTCGGAGAGCGCGCCTATAATTTCACACATCTTTTCGTCGCCGTACATGTTGCACAGTGTTTCGGCAAGTTCGAAATAATTTTCCATAATTCATTAAGTTTTTTAAGGTGAGACAAAAGTTTTTCGTGAAAGCGAGCGCGTTTAAACGCTCGCAATCTGGGCAAGATAATAATTTCCGCGTTCCTCCGGCAGGATGTAGTCCAGTTCAATATCAAAATTGCCGAAAATCTTTCGCACGACATTTTCGTCGTCAACGTCACGCGGCACCCAGGCGAAAAAATACTCGCCCGGTTCAAGTTTGGTTTCTTCTAAGAGACCGCCAAAATATTTTGCGGCGTCGCGATCATCGTCGAAAACTTTCACCGTGCCGCAGTCCTCAATGAGGAACCAGTCGGCACAAAGCAGCTTAACGACTTTCAAAGCATTTTCTTTCATAATCAAAGTTTTTTTAGGGTTGAACAAAAGTTTTTCGTTTCCGCCGTTCCGATCAAAGAGCGGCGAAATAATAGGTTCGGAATTTCTTGAAATCAATTCCGTTTGCGCTCAGAACCTCTTTCGAGATTCTCAAATCTTTCATGCGCTCTTTGAGAAATTCAAAGTTCGCAATAATTTCCCCGGCAAGCCAGGAATTTTTGTCTAAACAATTTTCGCCGCCGAGCTTTTCAATCTGGCGGGAAATATCATTCAGGCGCACACGAATGATCGTGCAGCACCTCTCCGCTGGCGTTTTTTCAGCCAGCCAGGTAACTGTATCTTTCATAAATCATTTTGTTTTTCGGTGAATAAAAAGAGAGCACGCCGTTATTTTTCAAACAGCGCGCCCGGAAAACTCCACGCCGACAAATTTTCTCTGCCCGCGCGAAGTGAAAAACTAAAACTCAATTATGAATTATTTTTCCAAAAACGAAAATGCAATTTTGAATAACGAATCTTTTCACAAAGATCGCCAGAGCGAAAAGAATAGTTTTTTGTCCGTAAAAATTTCTAAAGAGAAAAATTTATGGGCAAAACTTTTTCTTTTCCTAAAAAACTTTTTCGCTTTGGTGTGCAAAACTTGCAACCGCTTTGCACGTCGGGCCGTGACCCGCTGTCACCGTCGGCACCGCCATAGACCCGCACCACACCGACCGCCAGCAGCACCACCGCCACAGCTCCCAAAGGGAGCAGCGGCAGCAGAGCCACAGCAGGCCGGGCAGGGCAGGCAGGCAGCACCGACGGCCGCCACCGCTCAAACATCCACAGCGGCCACCGCTCCAAAGGAGCAGCAGCGCAGGACGCCCAGCAGGCAGCAGGCAGCAGGCAGCGCACGCGCAACGCCCGACAGCCACCAGCGCCAGCGGTGCCGCCGATCATCTTTCGGCCGCTGTGCCACTCTTACAACGAGCAGCAGCAGCGACCCCGGACGAGCAACAGCGCAACCAGGGCAGGCAGCAGGCACACCGCGCGAGGACCACAGCAGGCAGGCAGCAGGCCAGAGGCCAGCAGCACCCGCCACCGCTTTTGAACTGTGCCCCGCCACTATGGCAGCGCCCCGGACGACCAAACAACGGCCGTTAAATCCAGGGCACCCCACAGCGGCGGCAGCTCCACCCGCGCAGCGTGCAACGTTAACCACCTTTGGCAGCTCCCAGCCGAGAGGCCGGGCGGGCTGTTTGTTCGGTCTAATCTGCGCTCATATAGGGCAGCAGTACGGACCGCCGAAAGTAGCCGTTAAAGTGCTTTTAGTGACCTTTGCAGGCCAGGCCCCACCACCGCGACAAGGTAAGCACTTTTGGAGAGGAAAGCCCCAGCGGGCAGAGCCGCCAGGGCGCGCAGGGCGCGCAGCAGTTAGGCAAGTAACGCCTCAGCCGTAGCAATAGCCGAGAGAGCACGACGGCGGCGGGCGTTAAGTTTAGCCACCTTTGCGGCGTAGGTGGTGCCGTTGTCATCTTTGCGGCCTGTCTGCTGGCGTATGGTTATTACAGCGGCCTCAAGTTCACGCTCATTTGCGCGCAGGGCAGCAATGTTAGTCCGGAGCTGTTTGCGCTGTTTGCCGTCGGTCGTGTCGGCGTGATTATAGGCAGCGACAGCCTCAGCGGCCAGCCGCTCCGCGTCCCAACCCAGACGCGCAGCAGCGCGCGCGAAGTTAGCGAGAGAGGCGCGCAGGCTCGCAGCCTCAGCAGAGCGGGCAGCACTAATAGAGCGCTCAACGTTGACCAGGTGACGAACGGACAGCAGCGCACTAACAAGCGCAGCGGGCGTAGCGTCGGCAGGCACAGCGGCGGCGGTCACATAATCGGCGGCAGCACTGTTAGCGCGTATGGTGCCCAGTGGCAGCGCTGTTAGTGTATATTGTGTTATTTGCTCAGGCACGGCACACCCGCACACCTTTGTGAATATTTCAGCGCGAGCAGCAGCGGCGGCCAGCACATCGGCGGCACAGCAGGCGGGCGCTACATTTTCCGGGCGTTTGCTCCACGTCAGGCGGGCAGCGTTTAGCATCTTTTCGGAGAGATCGGCAGGCAGCGCAGCCACAGCAGCAGCAACGGCGGCATATTCTTCGGAGTCCTCAAAACGTGGGCCGGAAAATTCAGCCAGTATGGCGGCGGCTAATTCGCGCACGTTTGCAGGTTCAGCGGCCATAGTATCTGCCACCATAGCGGCGGCGAGTTGATCGGCGGCGGGCTGGTGTCCGTTTTCTTTGTGTGCAACCTCAACAGCAACGGCGGCGGCTATTTGCTCTGCGCTGTGCTCGTTGTTCTTGATCTGTTCGGCGGCTACCTTTGTGCCGTTGGCTTTGTTGCTCTTGTGGGTGCTATTCTTAACAGCTGTCCCGACGTTTTTCTTTGTTGTCATAATTGTTTAAGTGTTTAAGGGTTGTTAATGTGGGTTATTGTGTATTATTAATTATTGTGCATAGCGTGATCGAACCAGGCGAAAAGAGCAGGCGCGAAAGCGAATAAACCGCAACCCAATATAGCGGGAATTATTAGCAGCTCATTACCGGGCGCGCAGTCGGTTACCATATTATAAGCAAATACGCCAGTTATAGCAATTCCGGCAACGATAGCCAGCGCCATAGAAAAGGAATAAGAAAAGAATGTTTTCATAATTGTAAAATGTTTGTTTGGTTTTAATTCTGCTGCAAAGATAGTGCTTTATTTATAGGTATAGCAAATCCCTTTTTGACTACCTTTGCAAAAAACATCATTTTTACACCCCGGAACACGGCAAAAAAGCAATAAATTTGCAGTTTTAACAAAATTATTTACAAAATTAACAAAGGGAGTGGGGCGATTTTCAGCGCGTAACTTGCAGAAAGACAGATTTTTAAGCCAAATTTTGGTTACATTATACGGTCTAATGCAACCTTGCATATTTGCTACAAAGTGGGGGTACACCCCCTATTTGACAACGACAGGTCGTTACTGACCTCCCCTCGGAATTTTTTACTCATTTTTCAATTTTTTTTATTTTTCATCATCATTTAGGCCGTGTGATGCTGTGGTGTTGGTTTGGGTGCTGTAGGGGTGCTGTTTGTTGTCATTGTGTACCAAGTGCTGTATTTTGCCTATGTTTTGGCAGTTCGTGGTATTTCGTGGTAATTTGTGGCAATCGCGGCTTGTTAAATATGTTAAAACTCGTTATTTTCTAACGTTTAGAATACTGATTTGTGTATGATTTGGCTTAAAACACCCTATTTTTGTGCAGAAAATGTATGATTGAACACACATATATAATATATTATAATATTTTATTAATATTATTATTATAAGTCTATATATATAATCATTATATTCATATAATATGGCGTTGAAGGAATTTGAAGCTGTCAGTGATGTTTCTGCCTATGCTGAAGGATTGAGTCGTTGTATCTCCCGTGATGCTATGGTGTCGGCTTACCAGCAGGCGAGCAGGGGCAGCAGGCTGTTTGCCTATTCGGATATCTTGCTGGGTAGTTGCAGGGAGTATTTCCGTGGCAGGAATGGTGTTGTGTACGTCCATGACGGCCGTGTATGGAAGCCGATTAGTCAGGATGTGTTCAGGTTGATAGTCCGTGATGCTTTCATCCGTGCGGCTGACAATGGCTCTGACCGCGTGAAGGGCGACTGGGTGAGTACCGAGAAGAAATTGCTGGACTATGCTTATAGTGGAGCTTGCAGTGTGTTGTTGCCGTTCAATCCTATGTTGGTAGGTTTCGTGAATGGTGTATGGGATTTCTCGGATGTTGATGAGCCGCGTCACATCAAGTTTTCGGAGCGTCCTCCTGTTGTTGAGTTGTTGCCGTACAAGTATGATGAGAAGGCTGTATGTCCGGTATGGGATAGTTTCCTGCATACTATGTTGCCTGAGCGTGACATAAGGGTGTTGCAGAAGTTCTTTGGTTTGGGTTGTGTTGACAGGAAGTCGATGGCCAATGTTGTTGAGGAATCGTTGTGGCTGGTGGGTGCTGGTGCCAATGGCAAGAGCACTATCGAGAGGGTGTTGATGGGTGTCTTCGGCAAGTGGAATGTGAGCAACACCTCTTTGGATTCCTTGCTGGATAGGAATGTTGATGCGCGTATGCGTGCTATGGCGAGTGTGGAGGGCAGGATGTTCAATATCTGCGAGGAGATAAGCGGTACGGATATTGAGAGGGGGAGTGATATGTTCAAGGGTCTTGTCAGCGGCAGTCCTCAGCCAGCGCGTGGCATAGGCCGTGATATATGGACGGTGTATGATGTGCCGTTCCTGCTGTTCTCAATGAATCAGATTCCTCAGAACAAGAGGATGGATGATGCTTTCCGTCGCCGTATGGTGGTGATACGTTTCCGTTCGAGCGTGCGTGCCGAGGATATGGATCGTGGTTTGGCGTCGAAGCTGGTGTCGGAGTATTCGGGCATCAGGAACTGGGCGTTGCGGGGAGTGTCGTTGCTGGCTGATGATTTGTGGCATCTGGGTGGCGGCGGCAGCGGCCTTGATGATGAGACGGTGGACACTATGTTGCAGAGCGGCCTTACCGTCGATGTGTGGAAGGAGGCCGTGGGTATCTCCGCCTCGCGCCATGTGGGCCACGATGATGATGAGGTATGTGTCAGCGTGCGTTCGTGCGAGTTGTATTCCGACTATTCCTCCTACTGCAAGAACCGCCTGCTGTGCGAGCCGTGCACGCAGAACCAGTTCGGCCGTGATATGTCGCGGCTGTTCTTCAAGAGCGTGCGCAAGTCGTGCGGCAAGTGCTATGAGATATACTGCGATGCCCGCAGCAAGTTCAACAACCAAAAGAACGTCGTCAATGGATAAGTTTGTAAGGCTTGATGTCGTCAACCGCGTGTCGGGCAGTGTCACGGAGCGCTGGTTCAACATCCGATATATCAAGAGTGTGCAGCCGGGTACCAACAGCGTCCTTATGCACGGTGCCAACGGCTATTTCTTCGTCACTGCCGAGAGTATGTGGCGGCTGATGGCCGTCTTGGAGCGTGAGAGCGCGTGGGTGCGCCTGTGTTCGTGGTTCTCGCGCAGTCTGCGGCGTCTGCTGCATCGTTGAAACTATTGTTTAACCCCTAAAAATAATTTTCTATGGCTATTGTACAAGAAGACAAGGCACGCCAGCTGCCGAAGGTCACTGCTACCGCCTATGGTGCGGAGTATGTCGAGGCTGGCACGGAGAACGCTCCCAAGGAGGCTGTGAAAGCACCCGCTGAGGCCGTCGAGGTTCCTGAAATGGCTTTTGAGATTCCCGCCGAGGGCGTCGCTGAGGCCGTCGAGGCTCCCAAGAGTGAGAAGAAACCCAAAGGTCGCACTCCTAAAGGCAAGAAATGATGGACGCCCGCAAGAAGAGGATGCTCAGGGCTTTCGTCGGTTCTCTCACCGAGGCTGAGGCCCGCGATGAGCTGTTCCTCGCCTATGTGATGATGGAGGACTGCCTCGCCATTCTCCGTGGCGAAAAGGCTCCGAGACCCGTGGTTATGCGCGACAACGGCCTCTCCAGCGACCTTGAACTGTATTACACCTGCCTGGAGCGCATGAGCCAGGTCAGGGAACTTAAAAAATCCGACAATGGAAAAGAAGAGTAACCCCATTCCCTATGTGGGATGCCTGCGCGTGGGCAACTACCGCCTCTGGCGCAGCAAGATCAACAAAGGCACGAAGAAAGCCGTCGATGCCATCTTTGTAGCCGATGCCGCCAACCAGTGGCAGACGCGCGTTGTGGAGACCTCTACGATGTATGCCTCCATTATGGATGCCTGCAATGGTGCCGACGAGGCTGTCCGCGACGGTTTCCTCGAAATGCTGTTCACGAATATGTTCCGCGTATGCACTATGGCCTCCGTGCCTCTGCACGATGGTTTCTCGGTGCTGTGCGAAATGCTCACGCTGCCGTATCTCCTGCTGTCCAAGCGCGACATGAAGAAACGTCTCGTCCGGGGCTTGAAGAAAGCGGGTATGAAACGCAAGGAGCGCAAGGCTCACGTCTCCAAGATGCTCGAATACCGCAAAGACCTCTACAAGGTTATCGACGACCGCATCGCAGGCATCGTGGAGGACTACGAGCGCTCTATGGATGAACGCCTCGCCGCCGAGCCGGAGGCTGAGAAAGCCCTCGATCACGACGAGGTGGCGGAGCAGGCTTTCGCCGTTTTGGAGAAAGAGTAATAAAAAAAGCCCCGCACATCAGAGTGGACATGTGCGGGGCGAAGGGGTTGTCTCTTGAACTTTTGGACGGTGAAAGAGACGGCGAACTCCGAAAGAGGGGATGGCGAAGTTTGCGCTGCAAAGATACCGACAATTTTTCATACGCGCAAATTTTTTTCCATTTTTGTTTATTCTGATGGCGGGTTGGCCTGGGAAGGTCGGCCCGTTTTGTTAATTTATGGCACATTTTTTCTTCATATTACCCACCCTACCCTATTTTTATGTAATCCGAAATCTTTTTGTGCCATAAAAAAGCGGACTTTTCAGCCCGCCTTGCTTGTCATTGCGGGTTCTCCCACTCCCTGCGCCTCTCCCTGATGTCGGGGTCGGTCTGCTCTATGATGCTTTGCAGCTCATCCGGGCGCAGCCGCCTATCCCACTGCTCGTAGGGCTTGCCGTTGTTCTTCTTGGCTATGTAGCCGTTGTAGGCCGTCAGCAGGGGGCATCGCTCGCAGTCTATGGAGAGGAAGAACTGCACGGGGTCCTCATCGTTGCCCGTGGCATCTTTCTTCATCTGCTGTAGGTCCGCGAGTTTCATCAGGAGTTCGGCTTTCAGCTTGGGGTCTTTGGTCTGGTTGATGAGGCTGTTGAGGTCGCGTGCCACCGTTTCCTTGTCGCGGAGGTCCACGGCCTCGGCCGAGAACTTATGCGCCGCAGAGCGTTCCTCGTAGGCGCGCTGGTAGCCCTCGCTGCGCATTTCGCTCTCGCGCTCGGCAATCTTCATCTTCGCCGAGGTCATGGAGCGCTCGGAGTAGGCTATGTCGAAAGCCTCGGATTCGGTGTAGCCGCTTAGGATGAGATCGGCCATAATGATGTGGTTCTCTTTGCAGCCTATGCGGCTGGCTTCTTTCTTAAGTCTTGGTGATGGGTTAAGCATAGTCAAATAAGTTGTTGAAGATAAACGGGTACGGGATAGCAGCAGCAGTGCGAATGGAACGGCGGGAAAGAGTCGGTGTCCTCTATGGTGTGGAAACCCACGTAGGAGTCGCAGAGGGCGCAGGGGAAGTTGCTGCCGCGCAGGACGTAGTAGCCTGCCACGCCATCTGCCACATAGTCCATAAAGAGGTTGCGCATCCACGTCATTTGCAATGTGGTGCGTCCGAAACGCAGGATATTGACGGCCTCGGAGGATGAGCTGCCCCTATTGCCGTGTTTTACCCCCATAGAGCGTATGTACGGGCTTCTTGTACGTGCTGCGGCAGCGAAGGCTCTCTGCATTTCCTTGGAGCTGTAGACGGCCGTTAGATGGCTTTTGATGTGTGCTATCGTCTGCGCCTCGGTCAGCTTGGATAGCTTGCAGGCCACTATCATAGCCTCTATGTCGCGCAGGAACACCGCGAGGCGCGTGTGTAGTGTCTGTTGCAGGTCGCGGCCGTTCCTGCCGAGCAGTGCAATCCACGCCATAAGCGCCTCGCGCCGTTCCTCTTCCTTGGTACATAGCGTAGAGTATTCTATCACGGTATCGAGGATGTCGGATTCCGTGACATCCATAATATCCGCTATCTCGCGGAACATATCGGCATTGGTGTCATAGGATATCTCGAACTGCTCGGCGGGGATATGGTACGAGAGGGCTATGGGGACTATCTCGTCTGCCGCCTCGATGAGCAAGTCCTCTATGCGTGCGTCGAGAGCCGCCGCGACACGTTCACGCCGCAGGACGTAGTTCTTGGATTTCCTTATGTCTTCCTCCGTGACGGGCTGGTAGCCCGCAGGGAGCGTGATGTGTATTGTATTGTCAGGCATTGTTATATCCAGTCTAAGATGGTAGGACCTTTATACCCTTTCCTCCAGACCCACCAGGCGTAGGCCACGGCGCTGCCGCCGTGTGCGCGCATATAGCCGAAATCCGCGTTCTTGGCGCACAGCACGCGCTCCACGCATTGCAGGACAAATTGGGGGGGGGGGGGGATAATTTTGAATATCTCGTTGTAGCGCGCCTTGCCCTCGGCGAAGGTGGTCTTAAGGAACATACATACGTAGCCGCCTTCGGGTACGAGGTCCAAAGCGTGCAGCACGAACGCCTTGGCATATTTGTACGGAGGGTTCGTGACGATGGAGAAAGCACCCTCGAAAGGCGGCTCGGTCATATCGAAGAAATTGCACCTCTCGCCGTAGCCCCGGTCGATGAGGTCGTAACTCTTGACATCGTAGCCGCGCTCCGTAAGGCGCTCAGAGAGACACCCCGTGCCGCAGGCAGGCTCCAAGACCTGCTTGTTGATGCTGATTTTCTTAAGGAGCAGGTCGATGGCGGCGGGGTCGGTGGCGTAGAAATCATTTTTCTCGCGCTCTTTGTCGGTGTGGTTGCTCGCACCCATAATCTTGAAGATGCTGTGGAACGAGCCAGTCCAGTCTTTGTCGGTCATAGTGGTTTTGGGATAGAATGACGGCGGCAGCGTATAGGCCACTGCCGCCGTGGGTTAGTGTCAGTGTGTGCTGTTCCAGCTTTGCCAGTTGTTCTCATTGGCACGGTTGCCCCATTTGTCCGTGCCTACGGTGCGAGGACGCCCGCGACCTCGGCCAGTGGCCACGTTGCCCTTGCGTGCGCGGACCTTGTTGGCTTCATCGTCGTCGCTGCTCTCTTCGGATGTGCCGTTGTTGACATCGGCCTGAGCCTCGATAACATTGATCTGTTGCTCGGTCTGGATGTCCGCAAGCTGCTCCTGGGTCTCCACGGTGTTCTCCTGCTGTATGTCGAGGCGCTGCTCTTCGAGAAGGAGTTCCTGCATCTTCTCGTCGTGCTGCTCTTTCTCGATGCGTTTCCATTCCTGCGGCGTGGAGAAATAGAACTTCTCCGATGCCGTGCGGCGTGAGCAGAACTTGTTCTGCACGGCCATAGCGAGGTTCGTGGTGACTTCCTGGTCGTTGACGGGCAGGAAAGGAGTTACGTAGAAACTGATGCGGGTGTTGAGGAAATTGAGCCTGTTCTGGCTTTCTATGCCGTAGCCCCACTTGAAGATGTCGATAACCTTGCGTATAAACTCATCATACTCCTGTGCTTCGAGCATCGCCTTGTTGTAGGAATCCGAATACAGCAGCTTGATGGCGGCTGCGGGAGTGTCCCCGGATTTGAGTTCCGGGGCCTTGATGACCATCGACTGCGAGTATATCTTGGCTTCCAGCATATCGAGCTCCGTCTTGTAGGCGTTGGAGGCATCCTGTCTGTTCAGGAACTCTGCCTTACCCTCGGCGGGTATGATGAATATCTTGGAGGCATAGGACATATTCTTCGTGGAGATTTCCTTTATCTGCTTGCCTGAGCCGTAGAGGCCGAGGATAGGCAGGCCGAAATCGTGGTTGTTCTGCGCCAGACGCGAGAAAGCGGCCTCGCGGTGTTCTATCGTCTCCTGCGAGGGCGACCATACGGGACCGTCGTTGCGGCGGTGGTATGAGAAAGGAGCGTAAGGCCATCCGTGCGGCTCCATATATTCAAGGCCGTAGCCGTCCAGGCTGAACTCTTGAAGAATAGGTGTCTTGTCCTCTTCGACGATATTTTCGCCGCCCGACACGAAACGGTAGTAGTATTTGTCGTCCCATACATCGACATACTGGTGCGTCTCGCCATCATCGCCGAACTCGCTGTAGGTGCGTGCGAGGACCGAGGGCTTGCCCGTGCGGCGGTCGTAATGAGGATAGAGGACATCGCCGTTCTCGTAGGAGAAAACCTTCCACTCGAACTTGCCTTTATCCATATAGCCCACGAAGGCGGTGTCGCCCACGGACATAGAGGCTTTGGCGGCATAGTGCCAGGCGTTCTCCATACGTTTGTCAGCCCACCCCGCCTTGAAATCGGCATAGATGCGCCAGCTCTCTTCCGAATCATCCTCTTCGGCGAGGTCGAACTGCACATCGTTGCCCGTGAGGCGCGCGAGGCGATCATCGAGGATTTCCTGCTGGTAGGCGAAGGCATAGCGCGGGAAGTCCTCTTCGTAGTAGAGGCCGTCCTTGCCCTCGCGGTAGTTGATGTAGACGTTCGGGTCGTTGATGGCGTGGCTGCTGGGGTCGAGTTCACGGAGGAAATCGGCCTGCGTCACCTCGGTGTAAACAACACCATCAGGCATTAGGGGCTTTTCTCCCACATTATGCAACGCTGCGGCATCAGACCTCGGTGAGGCTTCGGGGGAAATGCGGTAGAACGGCTTTTTCGTCAGCAGCCCCCGCTTTCTCTTTTTAACGTTTTGTTGTTCCATAATAAAAAGGGTTTATGGTCGTGGGCTACGGGTCTCGTGACCGTCTGACCTTGGTTAATAAAAAAACTATGCGAAATCGAATGTCCTCACGTTTGCGATATGACTGCCGAGGAAAGAGGGTATCTCGGAATCCTCTCCCTTGACCTCGAAAATCTCAAACATAAGCAGTGCCTCTATGAAGTCAGGGGAATGGCCTACGAGGCTCTTGTGCTTCATCTGCTCCTTATGGATGAGACACCATCCCCTATCCTGCTTGCTCATATCCTGCCGTATGGCCTTGCGCTCCGTTTGCAGGATGGTGTAGAGGCGCATCGTTGTCTTGCCGATGATGAACTCCCTGTCGAGCAACGAAGGCTCGACGCTCCACTCCCCCTGCTGCGTATGCTGCGCGAAGGTGTAGGCGCACTGCGACTTGATGTTGTTGTACAGCTTGCGGTTCTCGTAGTCGGGAGCCTCTTGGTTGTTGAAAGGCACGGCATTGGGGAAAGCGCCTTTGAACACCTGCCCCATACCTTGAAGGTCGTATGTAAAGTTCTGCTCCAGCACACCCCACTCTTTCAGCTTGGCTTTGATGAGGGGTATCGTGGAGTAAGGATCGCGGCGGCATACGAAAACATCCTGAACGTGGTTGCCCACCTTAAACCATGTCACGCAGTTGTCACCGCCGTCGCCTGCCACGTCGCACGAAGCCCTCTTAACCTTGTCGCCCAGCATCGCGGCATTATGGAAACATTTGTCGAGGTGGAAAGCCTGGATGAGGTCGTTGCCAGTGCGCACGATGTCCCAGTTGCCTTCAAGTTCGCGCGCCCTTATCTCTGGCGGCTGCTGGTAGAGGTTCTTGATATAGTCCTCATCGAGGGCCATAAGAGCCTTGTTGTCGAGGAGGTCGGCCTTGGTAAAGCGGAAGGACTTGACGAGGAATGTCTCGCGCGTATGGCCGAACTGCGCGAGGCTCGGCGACCACGCCTCATCCGCGATGTCCTTGATTTGGAGATAGACCTCGCGTGGTGTGTTGCCCCAAATGGTATTCTCCACGTTATCGTCGGGAGAATAGAAGTAGCGTGTCTTGCCGCTCCTTTCGGGGATGATGAACCCCTTGCGCTCCGGGTGCAGCTTGCCATCGGCGTATATAGTGTCGGCTTTGCCTATGTACCAGTCGAGGAAACGCCGCAGCCACGACAAAGGATCGGGGTTGCAGGTAAAGAGGATGCGCGACTTGATATTGTTGGTGTTTCGGTTCACCGTGGTAAGGAACTTGAACATCTTGAACGACATCTGCGGCACCTCGTCTATGCCTATATATGCGAACTGCTGTCCGCGATAGCGGTCGTCGAAATCCTGATAGGCCATATCGAAATAGGAGAGACTGAGTTTGGCCCCGGAATGGAAGTACCAGGTCATATCGTCGCTGCTCCTATTGTACTTGCCGAGAGGTTCGTACCATTTGCGCGTCTCGCCGATGATGTTCTCAAAGTCACCTTTGTTCTTACGGAAAATGATGCCGTTGAAGTATTTGTTCGTGATGTCGGGCAGCGGCTTTGTCAGCAACATCGCCGTATTATGATTGATAGTGAAGGCATCGGTGAGATACAGGTGCTCGTTGCCAGTGATAGTGATACAGCGGCAGGGAGACTTGGCTGCATCTTTCCTTATCCACATAATCTTTTTCGTCAGCACCGTCTCATCGTAGCCTTCGGGGCGTTTCGTAGGCAGCTTGCCGTAGATGTGCGCTCTCGAAATATACATAGCGTTGGCGGTAAAGAACTTGCGGTCGTCGGGGGCTATGAACATAAGCCGCCAGTAACCGACCTTCGTGGGGTCGTCGTTGACCTCGGCCACGCGCGCCCAGATACCGAGGGAGCGCGCCAGCTGCGCCACCTGCTCCAGCAGTATCTTGTTGGCCATTTCAATGATCGGATGCTTTCTCCACGAACGGCCGTTGCGTTTCATCATCCCTGCAAGGAAATCCCAGCGGGCTTTCGGCGAGGCGAGCATATATGAGTCGGGGATGGTGGCGAAACCTTTTTTCCAAAGGTTGTCGTTGAAGATTTCCCTACGTTGTTTCGGTGATATGCCGCGCAGCCTTCTCGACACTCCGTTGTTGTCAACACCTATTTTCAAGCCTCTGCTGCGGGCTATTATGTTCAGCGTCCTGTCGGTCTTGGGTATTATGATACCGCCCCTATCGGCTTCCCACGTTCCTTGCCCGAGGATATAGCCGAGGAAGAACGGGTCTATCGGCAGTTTCTCATCGGGGACGGAATTAAATTCCACCTCCCCGCAGAGAGGTATCTCAAACATGTGGAGGTGTTTGTTGCGGAGGGAATAGGGGTACGGCTTGTCAAGACGATAGATATCGAAAATCTCGCGCGCCTCCCACAGCCTGAAACGGTCGCTTTCCGTCTCGCGCCCCCAGAACCTATGATTATCCATACACTTAAGCGATGAGCCGTCGTCGAAGAACAGCGTGTAGGTTGTCTGCTCTCCCTGCTCGAAGATGGCCGACACCTGCTGTATGCCTTCGTATGGCGTACAGATATAGTCGCCCACCTCCAACTCGCCCATCCTGCGGAAACCGCTGGGTGTGGCTACGAGGGTGTTGTATGTGTTGGCCTTGCCCCCACCACGGTTGCCTCCTGTGCCATCGACATCGGCACAAGAGTGCTGTACGTGTTCCTGCGCCCCTTTCTGCGAAATGAAAGTCCTTGACGCTACTTTCTTTTTTCTTTTCTCTTCTTCTACAGAGCGCAGTTCCTCTACACTCTGCTGCGCATAGACGTTCCTTCCGTCTGCTGCGTGTAATATAATGTTGCCCATAATTCAGTAATTTCTTTACTTTCAAGCGCAAAAATAGGTAATTACAAGGGTTTTACGGGGATTTTTAGTTAGAATGTGAAAAATTCTAACAAAATAAATCCACAATAATTAAAAATGGTGTATATCTTTGCGAAAATATTTTACAAATCTTGCAGAAAAACTGCAAACAACCCACTTCAAAAAAACATCACTATGGAGAAAGAAACCCTTGTCTCTAATCTGAAAACGAAGGCCGCAACAGATAACCTGAGCGACCGCAGCTACGAAGAGGTAGCCGAACTGTTCCTTGCTCAGTTCGCCGACGACTCCAAAGTCACCGACGAGAGTTGGGATATTCCTGTCAAGATGCTCAAAACGATGTCTGGCCAGCTGCGCCACGACCTTTCGGCTGGAGTCAACGACTACAAGACGAAGTTCGAGGCCGAGAGCCAGAAAAAGCAGGAGACTGCCATCGCCGATGCCATCGCCGATGCCAAGGCCAAATGGCTCGAAGAGCAGGCTGGCAAGAAAACAACCCCGACCGAGGACGTTGACAGCAAGATTGCAAAGTCAGTGGCCGACGCCCTGAGCAGTCTCACTTCGGAGAACGGCGCAATCGGCAAGTTAGGCAAGCAGTTCGAAACCCTCATGACGCAGATCGCTGCCGAGAAGAAAGCGCAGACGGAAGAAACTTTGCGCGAGGATATCCGGCAATACCTCCTTGGTCGCGGTGTGGATGAGGAAGACCCTGCCCTCTACTACACGATGAAGGATTTGGTTATCGGCGATAACCCCGACCTCGCCACCTTGAAGAACAAGGCCGAGAAGGACTACGAAAACAACTACAAGCGGATTCACCGTGGCGAGGGCGGCAAGCCTTTCGGCGGCGGTTCTGCTGGCGGCAGCGGCGAGGAAACTCAGGCCGCCGAGTGGTTGAAAGGCCGCACTTCTATCACCAAGATGGAGGCCGAGGCTGCTGAGGCACGCAAGAAGCTGCTGAAATAAGCCCCGCCCCACTCAACCCGATTCTTAACTCTAACACGTCCCACTATGATTGGTACTTTTAATCAGACCGTAAAGGCAAGCACGAACTTCGGCGGTGCCCTGGTTGTGTTCGAGGGCCATCCTGAACTGCTCATCGGCGGTTTCAACTTCAACCTCGACAACCTCCCTGCTGCTGGCGAGGTTCTGCCTTGTGGTACTCCCGTCTACTGCGACGAGAGCGCACGCACAATCACCCCTGTTATTACGGCCAAGGTGCTTGCCATCAGCGGCACTACGGTCACTATCGAAGACCACGGCTTCGGCAGTGTTCCCTTCAAGGTCGGTGCTACTGTTGCCGAACTTCCTGCGGACCTCTCCTCTGCCGCCGAGAACTACGCTACCATCGCATCGAAGGAAGGCAACGTCCTCACCCTCAGCGCAGCCGTCACGGGTCTCGCCGTTGGCGATGTCCTCGCTGAGGTTGACGCTACTTCCAAGAAGGTAAAGGCCGTTCCCAACGCCCTTCTGCCCTACGATGTCGTCCGCGATCCCTATGCTATCTCCGTTGACGGCGATGGTATGATTGGCAATGACCGCCCCGTTCTGGAGCGCCGTATGCCTGCCATCAACGATGCCATCAAGGCTGCTATCCAGGCCAACGGCCACAAGATCACTTTCAGCAACCGCAAGTAAAGAAAGGAGGTAAACTATGGCTACGACACGTAACGCTAACATCTACAACACCTACGATTTCCGTCGCTATATGACGGACAACGATTTCAAGATTATCGTTGACGCTGCTAACGAGAAGTACAATGGCGCGCAGTGGCGCCGTCTTGGTGCATGGGACACTCCCAGCGACAGCAAGATTTGGAGCCAGGCTGCTAAGACCGTGCCCATCATGGCTCGCGCCTCCATCCTCTCGACGCACGCTCCCAAGCCCCTGCGCAGCTCCGCAGGCTGGAAGTTCTACACTGGCTCGACTCCTAAGTTCGGCCACGGCTATCAGTTCGACGAGGATGATATGTTCCTGCTCCGCGATGCCCGCAACAACACGGGCCGTTCGCTGCAAGACCTCATCTTCGACGCTCTGTTCACCAACGCCCAGAACATCCTCGGTGGCATCCACAACGAGTTGACCCACATGGTCTATGAACTCGCCTCCACTGGTGAGATTCACGATCAAGCTGTGGACGGCGCTCGCTACGATTTCACCTTCGATTTCGAGCAGTCGCAGTTCCAGGTTGTCACTCCCGCTTGGTTCACCGAGGCCGCAGATGGCACTGTCACTCCGCAGGAGACCTCCGGCGGCAGCACCGTGAATGTTATCAAGGACATTCTCGACCTCCAGCGCCTGCTCACCGTAGGTCAGAACCGCGAGGTCAACGCTTGGATGGTGAACATCGACACCCTTGCCATGATTGTCGATCATCCCTCTGTGCTGAAAGCATACGTTGCCAACAAGGATATTACTGCCGCCAATCAGGCAAACTACGTCGCCACACGCGACGAGTTGGTTGCGTTCCTGCACGCCAAGGGTGTATGGCCCATTATGGCCGTGGATTTCAAGAGCGTACACGAAGAGGACGGCAAACCCGTCGCCGACGCCCCTGCTTTCGACCCGCGCTATATGGTGGCCTTCAATGTCAACGAGAACATGTTCGACATCAAGAACACCAACTCTATCTGGAAAGACCGTCAGCAGTACGGCGGCATAGCACGCAACACCATCTACTCCTTCGTAGAGGGTCGCATCGCTGCCCTGAGCACATGGTCCGAGAACCCGATTCACAACACTGTGGAGTTTGAGCTCTATGCTGGTCCCGTGTTCCGCAACCTGCGTAACTGGGCGCGCGTCAAGCTCTATTCCCACAATGGTGAGTAACAGCACTACAGGATATGGCCACATTGACCTTCCAAGAGTATCTGAACGGCAAAGTCAGGGACGTCACTGCCCCTGACGATGCCATTCGTACCATCTGCGCCGATGCAGGAGTAGAGGCCGACACGGACTATGCTACTGCCACGCAGCGTCAGAAGGACCTCGCCCTTGCATACTACTACGTGTGGATTGCAAGCCCTGTCCTCCAGACGGGTACGGCGCGCGATGCCGATGCCGATTGGGAGCATAGCGAGGGAGGCACACGTTTCTCGGCCAAAATCCTGGAGCGATATCTTGACATGGCAAACGAAATCTTCGAGGAATACGACCTGCCTTTGGTTGGCGTCGAGACTTGGGGTTTCGTTGGCCGTGGCTTCGGCAACCCGCTGAAAACACGTTATTCAAGATAGCCCTATGAGAGTCCATAACCCGCGTTTCCCACACACCTGCAAGATATGGAGAGTAGCTACGTCAAGCCCCCTTGTGGACGAGCCTGCGGACTACGACCCTATGGCAGACGAGGAAGATGTTCTTAGCCCCGAAACGGAAGAGTCGGAGGTTACAATGAACATCATCTACGAAGGCGAGTGCAGGGCTTACAGCAAGAACACTACATCGGACAGGGGAGAAGTTATAACCTCGTATCGAGGACTCGCCCTGCCTATCACACAGGATGAGTGGACTGCGCTGGGCTTTGCCCCGCAGGAAGGCGACCTTCTATGGGTCGAGCGTAGCGGCTATCGGGAATACGGCAGCGTAATCGACAAGCTCCCCGCGAATTTCGGAGGTACACACTTGACTTGGAGATATGGACGCGAATAAGAAAGCCGTGCGTGACGGCATTAAGGCATTCCGCGACACTGTTATCCTTGATGAGGTCGACAAGACCGCAGCTTTCCTTTGCGAACGGCTTATAGCCAACGCCGTTCTTAACAGGCAGAACGCCCCCGGTGCGCACGATTTCACTGGCAACTTGCTCAACTCCATTGTCACGGGTTACTATCTCGACGGCGAACTCCGGGCTTTTTTCAGAGCCGAGAGCGCAGGCGTCAGACCTTCGAGGTACTACAAGATGAGGGCATCACACGGCACTTATTTCTTCAAGTACGACTATCGCGGGCGCAAAAGCTACTACAAGCCCACTATCGAGACGGATGGCGGCAAAGGTGTAGAGGATGCTGAAATGTTCATCATGACCTACACTCCGCGCATACGCAACGGCTTTGAGATTGTGGTAGCCTACACAACCGAATACGCTACGTGGGTCGAGAACGAACGCAGGACAACAGGTTTTATGAACACCCTTGCTTGGGCGAAAAAGGCTTGCAGGGTCAATTTTATACCTATTAACGCCTAAAAGACATGGCAGCGACATCGACTATAGGAAAGATATACGAGGACTTGGTAGGTCTCGCATCCGAGGCCATCGAAACCAAATATATATTCCCCGGAGAACGTCCGAACACCTCCAAGGAGGGCACGCCCCTGACGAGTTTTCTTGTGGTGAACTTGCCTACACCGCTGGAGAACCTGATGGTTGGTTACAAGAAGAAAGTGCTCTACACGGATGGCATCATTCATGTCTTTGTCAAGGGCAAGAGCAACAACACCCTCAATGTCAATGCGACGGGCAACCTCGTAGACAAGGTGCTGGATGCTTTCCCCTATGTCGGGAAATGCTGCTCTTGCATAAGACCTGTCGTGCGTATGCGCGGTGCTGATGAATACGGATATCACTACGCTACTATCTCTTTCGATATCGAGACAAAAGTCAACGCTTTTTCCTAACACAACACGTTTAACATAAAAAACAACGAATATGGCAAACGTAAGTAATGCTTCCGGCGTTTTCACTGGCATTAGTGAACTTCACGTCATTTCCGGCGGTTTCTCCGCAGGATTTACGCTCCCTTCTGGCGGCACTCTCACTGAGATTCCCGTCGCCGAGGACAGCGGTTTCTCATACACTGGCGGCACTCCCTCGGTGGAGAGCTACCGCATCCACGGCCTCACTACACCTTGGTCAACCCGAATGACCCCCGGTGACTCCGAGGTCAACCTTTTCGTCCCGCAGGTCACTCAGGAGCTCCTGACCCTCTTCGGTTTCACCGCTACCGCTGTCTCCATCGCCTCTCTCGCAGGTAAGAAGTGGAGCGGCACCAAGTTCAAGGAGACTTCCTCGGAGGTCAACCTTGGCATCGCCGCCATCAACAGCGACCAGACCCAGCTGTTCGCCATCAAGAAGGTCAAGCTGCTCGCCACTATCGTCTTCGACGATGCTGCCAGCGCCAAGCCCGTCGGCATCCAGCTTACTGGCGCTTCCGTCGCTGGTGGCGATGAGGATGCTATGGCCATCTGCGAGATTGACGCAGCTTAATCTCTATCTGTCATTTTCTAATCAGTCGGCGCGGCTCAGGGTGATAGCTGATGCCGCGCCGACATCCTTTTTCTAACGGCTAACCAAACAATATGTCAAGCAGCGAACCGAAAATCAAGCAGCCGACGGCCGAGGCGCAGCGCACCTACGCCTCCATACGTGACAACGATGCTTCCGTGGTCACTATCCTCGGCACTAAGAAAACCTACAAGATACGATGGCTAAAGAATGGGCAGGTAGACAGGCTCTCCCGTCTGCTCATCCGCAAGGGCGACACCGACAACGAGGATGTCGATGGCACGGACCCTTTGGATGCCATTATGGAGGATTCCAAGATAGCCTGCAAGGCTGCTGCCATCATCATCCTTGACGGCTACTGGAAACTGAAATTCCGCTATTGGTTTCTTTGGCGCTGGTTCTACTATATCAGGCAGTACGACAACGTGCAGCTACAGCCGATACTCGACGAGGGCAAAAAAAAAATTCCGCTCACGCAGTTCTTAATGACTACCATGTCCTTGACCGAGGCAAGGGCTACGCTGATGAACATGAGAACGGAAGAAGCCGAGCATATCCTTCAAGAACTCGCTTCGGCGCAGCAGGAGGAGACGGAAAAGCCCGACAGTGGCTCTTGATGCCGCGCGACTATTTCTGCGGCCTTGTCCGTATCCCTCTGTATGACTACTATTGGGGCCTTACGGCCGCGCAGGTTGAACTGCTCTCCGTTGACCAGCCTATCGTAGTTTGGAAGAAGGAGAAGGAGAAAGAGAAACCATGGAAGGACGGCAAGGTCGAGGAAGGCTATGCCGAGCGCCAGTATCGCAAATGGCTGGAGAAAAAGAAACAGCGCGAGAAGAGCGGCAAGAAGATCAATTTCATGGAATACCTCCAAAAAGAGGTCAAGAAAAACAAGGAATAATGAAAAAGCGCAGGTCGTTATGCCTGCGCTTTTCTTCTTACTTGATTCTTTTGAATCTCTTGACCTTGCCCCGCTGAGTGAACGCAAGGCTCTCATCCGTCAGTTCCACGATGCCCACATTGTAAGCCAGGTGCGAGGGGGCGTTACCGCCGTTTTCCACGATGTTATCATCCGTGGCCTGCACTGCGCCTGTGCGCTGGAAATAAATGGAGTCTGCATCCATCTTGTACGTGCCTTTGAACCACATATCGGTAGTGAAGAAACCCAAATCGGAATGGAGTTTTTCCTCAAACGTACCGTCGTTGTTGAAAGTGTAGGTGACAGTCGCATACTCGTTGTTCTCGGACGTCCACTGCCCTACAACCTTGCTGCTTTTGGAACAGGAAATGCAGCATAGCAATGCTGACATTAGAAGAAAAGAAATGCGTTTCATAGTTTGTTGTTTGTTTGGTGTCGAGACAAAGGTACGGCAAAAAGAGACACTATGGAACACAATAAACGAATTGTTATAATTCTTTAACTAACTGATTTTTACGCCCTGCTGTTATATTGTAAAGATTTTTCATATATCTTTGCGCAAAGAATTACAAAAACTACGCTACTATGGATAAAGAACTAATGTTCCGCGTCGGCATCGACTGGGGCGAGAAAGGTTTAGCACAGATTCAGAAACAGCTTGATAGTTTCATTGACAACTACACAAGCAAGATGAAACTCCAGGTCGAAATGAAGGACATGGAGAAATTCGTCAGCCAGCTTAAACGCCTTGGTTCGGGCGAATATATGCAGCCGTTGCTCAATAAAATCGAGCAGGTGCAGAATCGTATGGATGCTATGGGCATCTATGGCCAAGCCTCCGTAGAGCGTCTGAAAACGGCCTATAACGAGGCTACGGCGGCTGTAGAGCGATACAATGCGCAGACCCGCGCTATGTCAAAAGACAGGGGCGAGGGCTATGCCGAGCGCCGCCAGTCCAATGACATCTACAAAGGTCTTGTGGAGAACCAGCGTGTCGCCGCCGAGAACCTGCGTATGGCTCAGGAAGCCCTCGCCCGGCAGAATAGTCAGGCGGCTACCTCCAACGATGCCGTAGCACAATCCGAGAAGAATGCCGCGACAGCCGCCAAGGAGCAGGCCGAGGCCATCCGTCAGCTGGGCACGGAACTCTCCAAGGCTTTTGGTCAGACTGTCAAGGTCACGGGCTTTGAGCAGCTGACCGCCGATGTGCAGGCTCTTGTTCAAAATATTCAAAAACTCGCGCAGACGCAGCAGCAGACGCAGACATCGGGCGGTATGCTCGACCCGCAGAAGATTACAACACTCTCGGAAGCCCTCGACAAGATAACGGGGCAGGTCAATCTCCTGCGTAGCGCTTTTGAGAAACTTGGCAAGGATGATGCCCTGAAAGGTCTTACCACCACCATTACGGGGCTTAGGGAAACCTTGGCAGGGCTTAACAACGCTTTCAAGTTCGTCGGTAACACCGAGGAAATGGCTGCTTATGAGGCCAAGGTACGCTCGCTGCAAGAGCAGATAGTGAGCCTTGAAAATAAAGCCAACGGCCTCGCGGAAACCACGAAGAAACTCAATACCGAGTTCAAGACCATCGGCGAGGCCAAAGGCTCCGAGGCCACCCTTAACAAGAACCTCGACAAGGTGCAGGCCGCGTTGGAGAAAATCACGCAGAGCATCGCAAAAGTCGGTCCAAGCTACGATATATTCAAAGCTGCGGGGTTGAGCGATGAGGGGCTGGAACGCAAATACGAACTGCTGCTTAAGTTAAGAGAAGCCTTGCAGGCCGCGTTGCAGAACAAAGACCTTATGGCCAAGCCGGGTGCTTTGAGTGCTATCACCATTATGGATGGTGATCGTTCTCTTATGGCCCTCGGTGAAATGACCAAGGAGTTGCGGTCTGCCAAGGGTGCCTCCCAACTTGCCGCTGACTTCCAAAAAGCCGCCGCTGCGGCAGAGCAGATGCGTGCGGGCACACAGCAGACGAATCAGACTGTCGTCACCTTGACGGCCAGTGAGCAGAACCTCGCAGCCGCCTTGGCAAGGGGTTCGGGAGAAATGCGTAACCAAAGCCAAGTCCTAAGTGACTTGAAGATGATGGCTATGCAGTATATCTCCGTTTGGGGCGCTCAGTCATTCTTAAACAACATCATCGAGACGGGTGGCCAGTTGGAGCAGCAACGTATGTCATTGGGCGCTATTCTCGGTGATATGAACAAGGCCACCACTCTATTCAACCAAATCAAGCAGTTGGCCGTCAAGTCGCCGTTCGGTGTCGTGCAACTCGATCAGATGTCTAAGCAGCTTGCCGCCTATTCGTTTGAATACGAAGAATTGTTTGAATGGACCAAGAGGCTTGCCGACATATCAGCAGCCACGGGAACTGAGGTATCACGCCTCGCCCTCGCCTTGGGTCACGTCCGTTCCGAGGGTGCTCTCTCTGGCTACACCCTCCGTCAGTTCTCTATGGCCAACGTCCCTGTGCTGAGGATGCTGTCGGAGAACTTAGGCATTTCAGCCAAGGAGGTACGCGAGCGTGTCCGTGGCAAGGAGATCAGCGCTGAGGATGTGCAAGACATCCTGCGTCAGCTTACCGACGACGGTGGTATGTTCGCCAACGCTCAGGAAACGATGTCCGAGGCTCTTAACGCCAAGTTCAAGAACCTGCGTGACGCCTTTGATATTATGTACGGTGAGATTGCCGAGGGAGGTGTCGGCGATGCGCTGAAAAGTCTTGCATCGACCTTGACCGAGGGCGCTAAACACTGGGAGCGGCTTGGCAAGGACATCATCGAGGTGGCCGCAGCGTTCGGCATTGGCCGTGCCGCTATGGTGCTCTACAATAGGGCGCTCGGTTCAAACACCATATCAGCATTGCGTAATATCAGCGTAGCCCAGCAGCAGGAGAACGCTCACTACCGCCTGATGCGTGCTGCTGATGCTATGACCGAGGCTGAATATCGCGCTATGATATTCAATGGCAGGTATTCAGCCAGCGGCATCAAGGTCGCTTTGCTGGAGAATAAGATTACCATTGCGGAACTGCAACGTGCCGTAGCTTTGGGCAAGGTCAACAAGCAGGTGGCTATGGAGGCTGTCGGCGCGGCAGGGCTAAACACTGCGCTGATAAGCAACATCCGCGTGCTCAAAGGCTGGCGTCTGGCTTGGTTTCTCGCCGCCGAGGGCATACGCAGCTTAGGTGTCGCCATCAAGGGTCTAATGGCTACGATGTGGCCTATGCTTGCCTTGACGGCCGTCTTTGAACTATGGAACCGCCGTTCGGAGCAGAAAGACTTGGCCGCAGACACCGCCAACGCAATGTCGGGATCGGGTCGCGGCAAGGAAGCCTACGACCTCAATTCCATGCTCGGCGATTCTTCCAAGCTGAGTGACGAGGCTATGCAGGAGAACATCAAGACTATGGAAGATGCTCTCGTAGCCGCCGATGCCTACACCGATGCGCTTAGGGAGCAGGTCGGCCAGATTGATGATACCGCAGAGAAATACGACCTCTTGAAGAAGAAAGTCGGAGAGGTTGCCGCACAGCATGAGCAGAGCAAAGACAGCGAGGCGAAGTTGCTCGAAGAGGCTTGGAACGCTGGCGGTGGTTGGTTCTCCGACAATATGGCCGCTGATGCCAAAGACCATACCGATGCCGTGGCAAATTTCTCCAAGCAGCTGACCATCAGCAGCAAGCAGATACGCGAAACCTTGCAGCAGTGGATGCAGTCGAGGGGTTTGTGGGATGATGCCTACGCTAATATGACGGGCAAGCAACTCTACGAAAGCCTTTCCTCGCAGAACCAGCAGAGTTTCCTCTCCTGGGGCTGGAGCGCGCAGGGCCTTGATACGGAGACTACCGCAGCCATACGCAACATCGCTATAGCACGTAACAAGGTGATGAAAGCCTTGAACGAAATGCACGGAGAGCAAGGCGAAGAATTTGCCTCGAAGATTAAGGCCATCTACGAGGAAGCCTTTGCCGTGGACCTCGACAAAGCCTCCGACGAACAGAAGATTGCCTTTGACAAATGGCTCAAAGATACCATCGGCAGGGCAGAGAACCTTGCCGAGGACACCAAGAATGCCCTTCGTAATATCGTCATAGACTTCACCATCAAGCTCGTCCCGAAATACGAGGTGGCACAGCTTACCCCGGAGCAGCAGATCAAGGAGACGTTTGCTGGCAACACTTGGCTCGGCGACCTCTTCAATAAGGAGACCAAGGGCAACAAGGCTCAAAGGTCTCCCGAAACCGCCAAGAATTTCCAAAAGCTACTCGGAGATATCACGTTAAGCAACATCGACAACGCATCGAAAAACATCAACAAGCAGCTGGATGAGCGCGAAGAGACGATAAAGAACCTCAAAAACACTATAGACAAAGGAGGTCTGAGCAAGGGCGACAAGGATAAACTACAAAAACGCCTTGACAAGGCCGAAGAGGAACAAACGTGGCTGGAAGATGCTCTCTCTCATGTCGGCGGCACACGTCAGCGCAAAGGCAGCAAGAGTGGCAGCGGCAGGTCTGGCTCTACCGAGGACAAGAACGCCAAGCGTTTGCGTGAGCGCGTGCGCATCCTCAAAGAGGCAGGAGATTCCTATCAGTATTGGCGCAAGGCTGTAGGCCGTGGCGGTGCTTTCTCCCACGTCAACGATGAGTTCGGTGTATTGCTTGGTGAGCAGGGATTTAGCGTCGATAATGCCGACAAGCTGCGCGAGACCTTGGAGAACCTGCGCAAGGAATATGAGAAGTTCCCCAAGACCAAGGCGATGCTCGAAGCCTTGAAGGAGATAGACAAGGAAATGGCACAGCTTGAACGCAAGGACTTTGAGGAAGCTGTAACGAGTATGACGAGCCAGCTGTCCTTCGATATCGAGGAACTGACCCGCAAATGGGAAATCTTCAATTCGGTCCTCAGCAGCACGGGCGACAGCGCTTTGGCAAGAAGGCTGACGGGTATCGCTCCGGGCGCTACGCCTGCCGACCTGAAACGCGCCAACCTTTCCTCTTTCGCGGGCGCTGACATCGACTACAACGCCGTCCTCGGTATGAGCGATGAGCAGATAGACCGCTATGTCGAAACCCTTGGTGTTTCCGAAACCAAGATCAAGGCCATTCAGAACGGCCTCAAAGACTGGAAGAAATCGCAGCAGGATATCGTCAAGAGCGACATCGAGCAGTATGCAAGGTGGCTCGCCTCTCTCGTAGACCTCGAATCCATACGCAACCGCAATCAGGAAGAGTACAACGAAACCCTGCGCTCCACCAACAGGCTTTTGAGTGAGGGGCTGATAACGCAGGAGGAAGCCGCCCGCAGGAATAACGCGGCCCTTGTGACAAAGAACAACAAGGATTGGCAGGCAACCTCTATGTACACCAATCTCTACAACAATTCGCTCGGTATGGCTCGCACGGAATTTGCTATGGCCTTTGAGTATGAAATGCAGATGTTGAAGTCGCAGCTGAAAACGGGTGCTATAACCTTGCAGGACTATGCCGATAAGGTAGAAAAGCTCAACCAGATAGCAAGGGAGTTCAGCCAGCAAGGTTTCCTCGGCATACGCGGCGGCGTAGGCGCTTTCCTCTCAGGCGGTTCGAGCGGTCTCAGCCAATACTACCGCAACCGTGCAGCGACAGAGCGCACCAATGGCAATGACGAAAACGCGGATAAATACACCAAGCGTGCCGACAACCTTGACAAGCAGCAGAAAGCGGGCGAAGAACTCATCAAGACCTTCCAAGACCTCTCTACTGCCGCCGACTTGCTCGGCAATATGTTCGATGCCCTCGGTATGCAGGGAGCCGCCAATGCTTTCGGCGATGCAGCAGGTATTCTCGGAGGTATCGCAAGCGGTGCATCCTCACTCAGTGCTTTAGGCCCCTATGGTATGGCCGCAGGCGCAGCCATCGGTGCCGTGACGAGCATCGCACAGCTCCACGACAAACATCAGCAGCGGCTCATCGACGCATTGCAGGACGATGTCGATGCCCTCGAAGCCAACACCAGTATGCTTCAGAATGTCCGCGACAGGGCTTTGGGCTATGACAGCGCACCTTTGCGTGAGCGGCTGCGCGCGCAATACTATGCCCCCAACAAACAGACATCTTTAGGTTTCTGGTATCGCTCTGCCGCGCAGAGGGCTATGAGCGACTACTACGGAGTGGGCAGCGGCCGCGACAGCTACGCTCAGGAACTTGCCAACCTCCAACAGCAGCGGCAGGACTATATGGATATGTACGATGCCGAGAACGGCAAAAAGAAGAAATCTCAGGATTCTCTCCGCGAATATCAGGAGAAGATTGCCGAACTCGACGACCAGATAATGAATTTCTCCGAAGACCTCGCCAACGACCTTTGGGGAATGGATTTGAAAAGCTGGGCAGGTGAACTCAGCGACGCCCTCACAACCGCGTGGGAGAATGGTGAGGATGCGGCCAAAGCCTTCGATGATACCGTGGCAGACATTATGCGCGATGTCGTAAAGAATATACTCAACCTTTCCCTCGTAGAGCCGATGTTTGAGCAGCTGAGGCAGCAGCTGTTCGGTGAGAACGGCGCTATAAAATGGATTACCGACGCCAACGGCAACAAGATGGGCATAGACTGGCAAGCCTCGCAGGGCAATGTCGCTGCCGTTATCAACGACGCCCTCGGCGAAGGTGGCTGGATGAGGAACACCCTCGTTAGTGACTACCCCGCTATGATGGATGCTATGCAAGCGGCTATGCCCGACATCGACCTGCGCGGCACATCAAGCAGCACGGCTTCCAACTCCATCAAGGGTATCACCGAGGCCACGGCAGACCTTCTCGCGGCATATCTCAACGCCATACGCCTCGATGTGTCGGTTAACAGGGCGCTGATTTCCGAATATTTCCCCTCGTTCCTCTCTACTATGACCAACGGCAACCAGTCGCTCGCCAATATAGAGCGTCATACGAGCGAGATAGCACGGCTCAGTGCGAGCATCGACCAAAGCACGGCAGAGACCTACTCTCTCATCCGTGGCTTGAAGAACAAAGCGTGGTCGGTGCCTATCGGTTAAGACACCAGCACAAATAAAAGAGGCAGTCTTTCCAAACGCGGTCGGGCTGCCTCTTCGCTATGACAAAGAAAAGTTATGGATTGAGAGACGATCTCACTTTAACGGAGCCTTCGGTTTTGATCTGGGCATATACCGAATGGCGCAGGACGGTCGCGTTGGCGTTATCCTTTGCGGTGACACGGATGTTAGCCTTGTCGTATGCGTGGATGAGCACAAAAGCGTTACCTTTGACTATGATGTCGGCATAGGAAACATCGGCAACATACACCTCGGAAACATTGCGGGCATTGATGCGCACCTTGCTGTTGCTGCGGCCTAACACAAGCGTTCTTTTTGGGTTGAGAAAAGAGTATTCGTCGTCGGCAGAAATTCCGACACTGCGGAGCATCGTATGCCCGAACTCACTGACCATAATGTCGGTGGTTATGAACCTTGTATCAAAATAGAAATCAAGATTCTTAAGGAACACCTGGATAAGTTTGTCCTTCTTCCATACGGTATTCCATTCAGCTGCAACCGTTTCGCACATCTTATGCGCTACGGCCAATTCGCGCAGTTTCTTGTTTAAATCTTCTAATTTCATCGGGGGCAAAGTTATATTATTTGCATAATCTAACCAAAAAAAAAGCAGAAAATCATAACATTAGCTTTTTATTTCTAACTTTGCGAAAAGTTTTTACAGTATGTACAAGAAATTTCTCATTCAGCAAATTAGATACGATGGGGCCACGTATGAATGGCAGGGCGACCCTGTTGACACCCAGACGGCATACAACGTAGTATGCAAGGAGGCTCCGTTCAAATACAACCCTGAGACGCGCGAGCCTGCCAAGAGGGTTTGGAACGACGGCCACGGCGAGGATGTATATATCCCTGCGCGCGGCATACGCCTCGAAGCCTATGACCTCGAAGTGAAATTTCTTTACTCCTACGGTGACTACTCCGCATACGTCTATTCGGAAGCCCTGCCCACCTATCAGGATTGGCTTGCGGACAAGATGCACAAGGACCTCTGCGCCTTCACCGACTACATCACTTGCAAGAAGGATGAGGAAGGCAATATCCGCGAGGATAACCTCTCTGGCACTATGCTCGCCATCTACGATGAATACACTGGCAACGGCATCGTGGGAGTCTATGTGAAAGAGATTTCCTCGGATGCCTATGTCTACAACGAGGTGTCGGAGAAAGCCGTGGCCGAATTTTCCGTGACCTTTCGTGTCACCGACCCGATTACTCATCTTGACGAAAAACTCATAGAAAACGGTTGATATGCAGACAAGGTGGAATATATACAGCAAGGCAGGTGCTCTCAAAGCTGTCACCGACACCCTCGAACTCCACGATGAATGGATGGGCGAGTGCTATGTCACGCTGACAATAGAAAGCCCCTCTCCTGTCGGCTTTGCCATCGACGATTATCTCGACTATCGCGGTGAGCGTTTCATTATAGACTTCGATCCCTCCATCATCAAGGATGCGGAGCGTGACAGCTACGGCAAGGCTTTCGTCTACAATGACATCAAGTTCGTACACGAGGCGCACTCCAAGATACTGCGCTGTGACTTTACCGACATAGTGCTGAGTGACAACCAATCGCACTACACCTCCCTGCCTAAGTTCCCGTTCTTCTGCGGCAGCGTGGATGATTTGCTCGACCGCATACAAGCCAACCTTGAAGAACTCTTCCCCGGAGAGTTTACCATAATCGGCCTGAACACCGTCCGTAATAGGTCGAGAGCAACCTGCGTCAGCCCTGCGGCCGTGAGCAGACAGGATGCGGAGTACCGCAAGTATGTCGACCCTTCGGGCGCTGAGAAAACCGATGATTACGGCGTACTGAATGTGGCGTTGACGGTTGATAACATCACCTGCTGGGATGCCCTTGCCAAGGTCAACGAATCCTTTGAACTCAATTTCATTCTCCGTGGCTACACCATCATCGTAGGCACTTACGGCTCGTTCACGGCCAACAAGTTCAAGTACGGCAAGGGTAACGGACTGTATGAGATTGAGCAGGTCGCAGCCGATGGCGCGCAGGTCGTCACGCGCCTTAAAGCCTACGGCAACGAAACCAACCTCCCCCTGCACTACTACGCGCACGTCAAGGAAATGGGTTATACCACCGTGCGGTCTTACTCTGCTTCGGGCAACGGCTATCTCGTCACGCTCGACTTGATGTATAATCCCGCATATTTCAACGGCATAGGTCATTCCGATGTCGGTGTGGGATGGAGAGAGTTAGGTGTGCGGATAGGCGCTGTAAGCGGTATGGCGCGAGTGTACATCATCGCTACCGGGCCGCGCAATACTGATTTCTATCTCGGCACGGAAGAAAACACCTCCGCCGTGGTGTCTGCCTTCGGCGCGGCCCTCGCAGCAGGCGCAGAGATATACCTTACGAGCGGTGTGGCAACAAACCGCCTGCCCTCGGCTAATGTAGTGAGTACGCAGAGCGATACCTCTATTCCGAGCAATATGGCTATCAGCCGCCTTATGCTCCCTGGATTCCCCTCGCAGTCACTCGCTGATTGGGTAGCGGAAAATCGCCCCGAACTCATTGCGGAAGGCTTCACGTTTTCTACAAATCCCCTGCGGCCTTATATCGACTCCCCCAATGTGGCGCTGTACGGCATACGGCCGGGTAACATCTATTTTGATGGCAGCAACGAAACCGAGAACGTCTATCCCACCATTACCGAAATGGTAGTGGATGGTGTGGAGGTTGATGTTATCGCCGAGGCCGAGCAGATAACTGACAATGGTGTTTTTACTACCAATACCGATGTTCCTAATTTCAAGATAACCCTCCCGAAACTCGGCTTTGCCCTTGATGCAGTCATAATGAGCGATGCCGCCATCGAAATGAAAGATGGTATGTGCGGAGCGCGCTCGTTCAAGATTGTCAATGTCAAGCCATTGGAAAATGGCCAGTGGCAGTGCGAGGTCGAGCGTACCGAGGATTCCTCGCTTCACCTTTGGTTCCCCTATGAGGATTTCCAGATACGTACTGGCGACCACTACGTGCTGACGGGCATCGAGCTACCAGAGGAATATGTCGAGCAGGCGAGCGTGCGGCTCTTTGACGAGGCCATTCCTGCGCTGCGGGATATCCACGCTCCTAAGTTCACTTGGCAACCCAAGATAGACGAGCTCTTTATGGCGCGGCAGAACGAGGCTGCGGAGCATAGTTCGGGTGTTGTTTCCCTGCACGACAGCCTTTGTTCGGGCGACCTCTTTCTCTTTGAGGATGCCGACCTCGGCATAGACCTTGCGATGCCTATCGACATTCTCACTATCAAGGAGAATGACAAGGGCAACGGCATCCCCACCTATGAGATTTCCCTGCGTGAAGAGAAAGCCGTCACGGCCATTCAGCGCCTTACCAACAAGATAGACTCCATAGCCAACGGCAGCATACCTATCGCAGGCGGCAACGGCTCGGCAGGCGGTTCGGGCGACGGCATATCTATCGCCGTGGCCAAGCAGATGTTCCTCTCCAAGCAGGATGCCGACACAGCCCAAGGCCACATTACCTTTGAGGACGGCCTTACGAGCAACGGCGATGTCGATGTCAACGGGAACACTGAGACCGACACCTTGCAGGTCAATGACGATGCAGGCGTGGGCGGGGATTTGAACGTCAGCGGCAACGCCACCATAGGCGGCAACGCTGAGATAAGTGGGAACACCACCCTTGACGGCAGCATCGGCACACGCGACTTCGAGCCTGGGGTGCGTGGCTGGCAGGCAGACAAGAACGGCAACATAGAGGTGGAGAGCCTAACCTCGCGCTCGTTCATTATGACCGAGGCAATGCTCATCAACAGGCAACAAGGGCAGGAAGGAGATACCCTCTTCACTGAGAACGACCAAGTAGAGGCCGTGGAGAGTTTCATCGACGAGACTGACGGCTCCACGCATTATATTCTCACACTCAAAGAGAAATGGGAAGGTTATTTTACAGCCCAGCAGGTAGGTAATATCGTCAAGGGTATCGTCAACACCTTCGCCGCCAAGGATGCTGGAGTGAGTGACTACACCTCTTCGGCAGACCTCGCCTATCAAGGGCAGGACAACGGCGGCAACTACTACTACACCTCTTGGATGCATGTGGTGGCCACACACAACACGGCGCAAGGCAGGTTAGGTGTCAATCAGATAGAGGTAGTCTTGTTCGGAGATACCGAAGTGCTAGCAGGCAAGAATTTTCCTCCCTGCGAACTTATGACCATCGCACGTAGGGGCTGTGTCCTCAATCCGCAAGACTACCCCGAAGGCTCGGCAGAGAGAGCCAGCATTGAGCGCAGGCAGACCCTCTTCGAGATAAGCGTCACCGATGGGCGCATCACCAAGCTGTCTGGTGTTATGACACCCAAACTCGCCAACGGCAATTTCGGTGTGACGATAGGCGAGCTGCCCAACTTCGTAAAGAACTATCCCGATGTGGCTTCACGCTATAAGGAGGGCGATTATATGTACGCCCAAGGCATCGTGGTGGGAGACTACATCAAGATAGACAAAGAGGGCAAGCCCGTGCCGCATCCTATCTACCCGCAGAGGAATTGGGTCAGTGGACAGGCGCTCATAGACGCAGGCGAGACACCCGAACCAGGCTACGGCATCTACTACGCTAACCACTGGAACGCGGACAATAGGCAGTATGAGACACACTACGTCACGCATAAAGGTGTGCTATGGCAGTGCCTACAGACGCAGCCCGTAGTAAGTGGTAGCACAGTAACCTACTACGAACCCAAATGGAACAGCGCCTATTGGAGGTTGGTAGATGGCAACGAGAATATCACCATTGAGTTTGACTCTTCAAGGGGCTATTCCTTCCGACGCGGTGCTGTGAACACTACCATCACGCCGTATCTCTTCTACGGCAACGTAGATATCACTGACGATGTGGATGAGGAATACTGGTTGTGGACGAGGGAGAGCGAGAGCGGCAAGACGGAGCAGGATGCCACTTGGGATGCACAGCATACACGGCAGAAAGTTCTCCAACTGAGCAACACCGATATGCCGCAGGGATGGTCTTCGGCCAACAAAGCTATCTTCACCTGTACCGTGACGGTCAACGATGGCAAGACAACGCGAATAGTAAACAATCAGATTATATCATAAGACTATGGGAAGAAAACTGAATATCTCGACACCTACGGTCATTAACACCGAACTCGTGCCCTTCAACGAATCGTTCTATATCGAGACTGATGGGCAGACGGAGCAGTGGTACTATGACAATACTGGCGAATATGCTCCTAACAGGCGCGTGACACCTCTCACTCTCACACCGCATATCTCCGTATTCGACAAGGACACCAAGACGAGTTACACGCCTTTGTTCTATACTATGCAATGGTATGTCAACGAGTATGACTCCAAGAGCGGTGAGTATGTCGAGCGTCTTATCACCGACCAAGTGGACGGTGACACCGTGGACTATCTCATCGTAGGTTTCACGCTGAGGGTCAAGGCCAACGTATCACATTCGAGAGGTGTGACGATACGCTGTGAGGCTACGTATATCGACCCACGCGATAGCGGTGTCACCTATGCCGTGCAAGGCCAAGTGCTGCTGACTACGAACAGGGATGCCGATGTTGTCTTCCCCGATGTGGATATTATCTCTCCCTCGGCACGCGCCTACAACCCTTTGGAGGATGCTTCGTCTATCTTCACCTTTGAGGGCGCTGTGACCAATGCGAGTGACAAGGGAGATAACAGCATCATCGCCAAGTATAATATGGATGGCTACGGCACGGAGCAGATACTTCCCGACAACTCCGATGGCGTGGTGTCATGTTCCCCAGTAATGGACATCACCTACCCCGAAGGCGAAGATACCGATGTTCAGTTCACTTTCCGACCTACTGCCGCTGGTGAGCGACAGGGTGAGAGTGGCAATGCCTTTGTTACGGGGATGAGGGGAAATACGGTTGTGTGGAATCAAGGCTATAATTTCACACCTCCTGTAACGGTAAACCTCGATAACTCCAGTGGAACGTCAGTCCTTATACGCGGTGTGCTAAATGCCACTATGAGATTAACACCCAATCACAAGTATTATATTGCGAGCGGATATAAAGGCACAGCCAATGTCGCCGTTTATCCAGCGAATGTAAGTTCCGTGGTATTGGATATTTCCGATACACCCCTGATTATACAGGTCCGAAGTAGTGTTTCATCAAACACAACCACAGGTCTTTATTATCGCGTTCCTGCTGGTGTGAATTGCAAGAGTACTATCTGTCCGCGAATGTTTGACCTCACTCTCATGTTCGGCTCAGGCAAGGAACCCTCCACCGTAGCCGAGTTTGAGTCTTGGCTTGCACAGAACGTAGGGCTGCGTGACTACTACCCCTACAACGCAGGGGAGTTGATACCTGTTAAGACAACGGCAATAAGGACTACGGGGTTCAATCAGTGGGATGAGGAATGGGAGGCAGGCATATATAATAGTACAACGGGCGAAAAGCAAGCACTAAGCGGTGCTATTAGGAATAAAAATCTTATCGACGTATTCAGTGGAACTGAATATTTCTACAATATGGGAACCGCTCATACTTGGCGGGTCTTGTTCTATGATAGTAATAAAAATTACATATCATCTTTCTCCCCTGGCTTGACGAATAAAGGTGGTAGTTTTACAACCCCTTCTGGCTGTAGGTTTTTAGCTTTCTATACTGGCGGTACCTACGGCATCACCTACAACCACGACATTTGCATTTCCCTCTCATCCTCTCGCAATGGAGACTACGAAGCCCATTGGAGCAACACGGCATCCCTTGACATCGCATCCATCACAGGCAAGCTGAATGGCACGGGAGAGAGTGTTTCAGTCTTCCCCGATGGAATGAAGAGAGCGGGGAATGTGTATGACGAGATAAAGATTGAGGATGGTGTTGTCAAGGCTGTAAAGAGAGTTGGGAGCGTGGATTTGGGGACGCTGAATTGGGAGAAAACAGGCGGCGGAAAAGTCGGCATTTTTGGGGCAAGTTTAGCAGACATTATGCACAATAGAACAAGGCAAAATTATTGCACACCCCCATACGCGGCCTCGCATTATAGCCCCCTTTGGCTTGAACAGGTGGACGATGTTATTACAGAAAAAGATGGTATTTCGGGTGCTCCTGGTATTTTTATAAGAGACACCTCTTACGACTCATATTCCACTGCCGCCTTCAAAACCGCAATGTCGGGCATAATCCTCTACTACGAACTCGCCACCCCCGAAGAATACGTCCTCGATCCCATCCAAGGCTTTGCCAACTTCGTATGGTACGGCATCCAAGACGACAATGAGGTGCTAATAGACACACTGCCCTACTACGTCAGCGGCCAGAACACAAAGACACTGACCGTAGATGCTATGTACGGAGACAATATCAGCGTAGTGCTGAGAGCCAAGAACGGCACGACATCGGAGCTATCTCCCTCCAAGGACTTCGCCAACCTCGTATGGCGCATCCCCGACATAGACTCCACGGTAGTCAGCCGTCATGGGCAGGCCGTGCGCAGCGACACCAAGGAAATGCTCTTTGAGACGGCCATAAACTCCAATGGTACGGTGCTCACCGATGCCGTAAAGAAAGCGCACCTGCTCCAAAATTGGAAATACCGCAAGAGCACTACCACTACGGAGAAGGATGCTGGCTACGGACTAAGCACCGTCATAGAGGCTGAGGAACTGAAGAACGTGAAGGCCACCAGCGGCCCAACGGCCAACACCCTCGTATTCCCCTATATCTACGTCAAAGGTCCTTATGAGGCTGTGACCCTCGACGATGGCACAACCCCCGTCACGGACAGCGATGGCACGACACCTATCTACGCACGAATCTAACAACTATACTACAATGAATATCGAAGACGCAATCAAAGCTAAGTTCGCCACTGTTATCACGGCGGCACAGGTAACGGACACCTTGCACCTCGCGGTATGCGATGGTACTGGCGCTCCTATTGGTAACATCAGCCTTGAAGAGATAGGCAAAATGTCTTAGTCTATGGCAACGATAACCGAAGCATTACAAGCCCTTCTGGCGAACCGTCAGAACAGCTACAAGGACAACCCCTCGGATGAGTGCCTTCTTGTCACGCAGGCCGATGGCACACCCGTGGGCAGACTGCCCCTCACTGAGTTATTCCAATCTAATTGGTGGAACATACAGAAGAACGTAGAGGGTTTCCTGCGTGTGGCAGGCAGTTCCAATCCTGCCTTGACCTACAAGCACTACCCTCATCGGTCAGACCTCAACCCCGATAAAGGGCCGTTCTCGGTGTTCTACCCTTGCCTTATCGGCAACAATTTCACGGGTGGCACAAGCTGCGGCAAGATACTCCATATCCTAAAGAAATTCGGTGCCAAGACCGACTCCTTCGGCAATCCAGCGTGGGAGGGCTTGGATGGCCAGCTGTACAAGATTGACGGCTCGCAGGGAGAGGTTATGATAACCAATATCCAGTCCTACTATCAGATAGCAGGCCACTACACCATCGCAGACCTCGACAACCTCAACCTCGATGTCTTCCTGCGGTCACTGACGCCTTTCACCTTCCACGGCATCGTGGCAGAGGAAATCAAGCCTTTCGGATGGTCGCCCGACTACTGCGTAGCCCATAGTGACAGCGATAATGTCACTCGTATGCACTCCGTGTATAACCCCGATTGGGATGGCGATTCCTATTCGCAGATCGGCGATGTTCACGGAAGATATGTCTGCACAATGTCCTCTACGGGGGAAATCTCCGAGACCTATGATGCCGAGGGCACGATGATGAACGGCAGAGGTGGCTACCATACCACATCGTTACAACTCTATACAGGCGAGCAGTATGCGATGAACCTCAATGACGATAAGACCAAGACCTACCCCTATTTTAACCACACCGCGAGAGGTGCTGAACTTCTGTTCGCAGGTCTTGTGGCCGAGGGCGGTACGTTCGACACTCATAACAAATCCCTCTTCGGAGCGCCCTATTGCATCAATAACACTATGGCTGCGGCCGATTGGGATGAGTCAGCCACCGACGCTGCCAACGGCATACGCTTTGAGAATGGACAAGGCGGCACTACCTATGCTGGCTTGACATACAGCGGCACTAACAACCTCGGCAACAACTGCACCTATATGGGCTTTGTCCCCACTGGCGGCTATCGCAACGTATGGAAGATAATGGAAGCCCACCGCGCCGTGTCCTTCGCCATTCAGAACAAGATAGCCCCCTTGACGTGGTTTGCTTTTGAGGGCAACAAGTACAAGTACCGCGCCGTAGATGGTTTCCTCGGCCCCGAAGATGGCGAAATGACGTGTGTGGTATGGAAAGTAATGTCGGGCAAGTTCGGCACTGTAGCCCACGATCCAACCGACACCTCTATCTCCCTCGAAGGTAAGCGCTTCGATATGTGCGTCACCCAAGCCCTCTATCACGGTATGGTGCTGTCCGTAAGCCCTGGCTGGTGGACGAGCGGCCTTGTCTTTACGCAGGATGAGAACAGGACATACACCGCCTACATACAGCGCGACCAGACCAAGCTCGTCAAGACACCTACGGGCGAGGTTGCAACAAGCGATAGTTTCTCCTTTGAGTCGGTCTATGATGAGTTAGGCTTCACCATCGCGGCAGGCAGCGGCTATGCCAAGAACTACAGCAATGACGCCCTGATGATGCCCGACAGCGATGCCAACAAGACTGGCGGCGCGTTACACACCTATGTCGGTAAGTACAACTACTTTACGGGTGGTGCTGCCTCTGCTGGCAAGAAGGTAGTCCGTGGTTTTCTGCGCGGTAACTACTTCGTCAGTTCGGTCTTGTCTCCGCTTTGCGTGGTCGCTAACGGTGCCCCTTCGGCCGCGGGTTCGAACACGGCTTTCGGCACCTGTTGTATGATTGCAGACTCCTAACAATAAAACAATACTACTATGGCATTAGACACAGCTTTCTACTTAGTAACGTCCGACATCGCCAAGCGCAGCGGGCTGTACGGCAAACGTTACATCGCCCCCGACGGGCGTTTCATCCTCGACAACAAAGACCTTTCGCGCGTGCGTTTTACCACCGATGAGTATATCAGCGGCCTTGCTGGTGTGGAGCGTATCGCCTCGCAGGCAGAGGCTCAGGCTCTCATTGCGGCAGGGGGCTACAATATGACTCCCTCGGACACCTCCCACGACCGTCCTCGCACTGAGTATGACGTGGAAGTGCCGCAGGAAGACATTATTGAAGATAATGTAGTGTCCGAACCCGAAGGAGAACCCACGGAGAGCGGCGCAGAGGACGATTCCGAGGCCGCTGAGAGCACGGAAACGGAGAACCCGACCGACACACCCGCCGAGGAAGAATAACTCAACACAGACAAACTTTTAAACTTTTCCGACTATGAGTTCCATTTCCAATAGATTTTACGTCACCGCCTTAGAGGACGGCACGACGCTCCACGGCAACCTCGTCAGCGACAAGTCACTCACCCAAAGCTGGAATGATGAGTCCGCAGTACCCGACTGGACTATAGCCTCTGAACAGCCTACAATCTATCTCACCCTGCTTTCGGGTGGCACCCTCGTAGAGCCGAGCACCGAGTTCACTTGGTACTACAATGACGAGGCCATCAGCTTCAACGCCAGCGGCATTTCGGCCAACGGCCTTTTCCAGCGTACCACCAAGTCAGTCACTATGGGCACTGTCACGGCCACGATGCCTGCCTTGAAGATAATCGGCAACCTCGCATCGAGCGATAATGTCGATATGGACCGCATCGCCTTCGTGGGTAACTACACCATCAACGGCACTGGTATCTCCTTCCGTGCGGAGGCTCAGGTGCGTATCACACGTATGGAGTCCAACGGCTACCTCGGCGTAATCAATTTCAAGGATGGTGTCTCGGACATCACCGAGAAAGGGCAGTCAATACTGATGTACGGCACGCTCTACGGCAGCGATGGCTCGCCCGTCACGGGCGCTACTACGATGTGGTATCTCAACGGAGCATCCACAGGCACGCCCGGCGCTACTATCAGCGGCTATTCGCAGGCATACCAAATCACCGAGAGCCAAGTGGTTGACCACGCCGTGATAGCCTGCCGTTTCTATGTGGGCAACGACCTCAAATACACCTCGTACTGCGCTGTTGATGATATGCAAGACCCAGAGTATATGTATGTGCAGTACAATGGTGCCAACGGCAATGCCGCATCGCTGAGAAGGGGCGAGGTGGCACGTTTCGACATCTTCGTGGGGACACGTACCGACCCCACACCTATAGGCGGTGTCTCTACCCCCACATACCAAACCTACAAAGTGTTACTCCTTGATGGCGATGGCGAGATAATTATGGATAGCAGCCTCACGCAGCAAATCCCCAATCCCGACACCAACGGCTACCGCACGCTGCCTATGGAGGATGGCAAGGCGTACATCACGCCCGATTATGCCACCGTCAACAGCCACGGCAAGAATCTTACGGGCATCATCATCGCCAGCACATCGGCATCCTAACCTATTCACTCCTTAAACTCTCCGTACTATGTCTGCTACGAAAACTATATCTAATTCCTTTGTTGTAACCACCGTGGAGGATGGAGTGAGCCAGCCTTACTACATCGAGACACAGGAAACGTGGAGCAATGTGGCATCAGTAGCCAATTCCTCTACTGAACCCTCGCCCAACGCAGGATGGTTCAACTACACTCCAGCCAAGGGTTCGTGGACGTACCTTTGGCGCAGATCAAGGACAATGACTCTCAATGAGGAAACGCGGGAATATGTCGCTGGCCCTTGGTCTTATCAGCGCCTTTCGGGCGAGAACGGCACAAGTATCAGCGTAAAAGGCACGGTGGCAACCATCAACGACCTGCCTACCACCCACGCTGACGGCGATGCCTATGTTGTAGAGGCAGACCGCCACCTCTATATGTGGAGCAGCGAGGCAGGCAGATGGCTCGACATCGGAGAGTTTAAGGGCGAATCGGGAAAGACATACTACACACATATCGCGTGGGCGACCGATGTCACCATTGGCGGCAACGTACCTTCAAAGCCCACAGGGCAGACAACCACGCCAAACGCATCTTCGGTTACAGGCTTCACCGTTTCTCCTGTTGATGGTTGCAAATGGATTGGCGTAATGGTCAATGAGACCGTGGCTGACAGCACTACTGGCACTCTCTACACTTGGCAGGAGTCCAAAGGTGAGGATGCCGTGACCTATTTCATCACGGCCAACCAATCCAATATGACCATCCTCAGTGATGAGACCTCAGTGACCAACTCCATCACGGCAAGGCTGTGGAGACGCGAGGGCGAGACATCAAGCCTATATTCTGCCTACCTCGGCATCTACACGCAGAATGTCAACGGCACGCGCACAAGTGTAGCATCGGCCACGAACTCTTCGATTACCGCCTCGGTAACGGCCGACACATCGACAAAGTGTGTGGAGGTCTATGCTTGGGAAACAGCCCCCTCAACATCGGAGATAGCCAATCCCTCGACCTATCTCGCAAGGGTTGAGATAAGCGTTACCAAGCACGGCGACACTGGCCCTATGGGAGAGAGTAACATACAGCTGACCTTGGATAACGTTCAAGATACCGTAGTGATAGACACGCTGGGAACAATGTTAATCCCCGCCAATGTCACTATAGCAAAGCTGTGGGATGGCCATACGCAGATTACCGACACAACCAAGATGTCTTTCGATGCCTATCTCAATGGCCGCGATATCATCAATGACACAAGCGGCGCTTTCCGCATCGTCAATAACGGTCCGCAGACATCTGGCGGTGTATATATCGGTAATGAGTTTGAGTTTGAGAACTTGGAAGCTCTCACCCCAGACTCATACCGCATTGAGATAGGCTGCACCTATAATGGTGTGCGCTATACGGCTATTTGGGGAATAAACATCATTCAAGGCGATGACAAGTACGAGGTTGAAATAACTCCCGACAATGTGGCCTTCAATACATCGGCTGGCACTCCTTCCTCCGTCACGGCATCAGTAAGGATATACCACATCGACGCAACGCAAGAGCGGACGCAGATAACCTCTCTCCCTGGCTCTCAGTGGAGGTTGCGTTACTACACCTCATCGGCCACTCCAAGTTATGACCAAGGCGGCAATCTCACCCTTAATAGCGGTGTGTGGACGTTCAACCTCACAGCGTCCAACCTGCGTACCTACAACTACTACCAAGTAGCCTTATGGTATGTCGATAGGAATGGCAACTACGCTATTGCCGACATAGACACTATTGAGTTCATCAAGGCCGCTAACGGTGCTGATGGTGTGACCTATGAGATTCTGCCGAATATAGAGTCTATCACTATTCCGAGCGACCAATCCTCTACTACGGTAGATTTGTCGGCCCAGTTCGTGAAACGGGTATCCGATGGCACAACCAGCTCGGTAAATCTGAATACCGTTGTGGCATACCGCAACACCGACGGCACATATCCCTCATCCGTTATTCTTAGGGTAAACAACGTCCCTGGCTTTTCTTCCCCCGGCACGCAAATAACCAATGCTGCACAGGCGGTTGTTATCTTCACCTATCCCTTGAATGTCACTCCTACGGCCAGCAACTACACTACTGTTTGGACTAACAAGAGGGAGATACCTGTTATCAGCAACGGAAACACGGGAGGCCAAGGCCCCAAGGGCGACATCGGTCGCGGCTACTACTACGATGGCGAGTATGACAGCAGCAAGACCTACGAACTCACGGCCACACAAGCGCCTTATGTAAGCTATAACGGCTCATATTGGCTGCGCGTGGGCGAGGATGGCTCAACCACTACCGATGTACCCTCCAGCAGTTCCGCTGATTGGTCTATTATGACCAACGATTTCAAGTACCTCATCACCGAGGCTATGTTCACCGACTTCGCCAAGCTGGGCAGTGCCATCTTCAACAGGGATTGGATGTATTCGCAGTACAGCAACTCTCTTACGTTCATCTATTCGGGCAGCTACACCGCCTCGGCTCAGTCGTGGACGCAGATAGGCTCGACCTTTGAGGTTAAGCAGGGCGTCAAATATTCGGTGTTCATCACTTGTAGGTGTACCACCAGCAGCGGTGCTGTATTCCAAGTGTTCTACGGCAGTTCTTCGGGCGCAGGTCGTTTGCACGCCACTGGTACTACATCATCCATCTACACGCTGAATTTCGTCGGTGAGCAGGATGGCGAGGCCAACATTCGTGTATATGCCAACGCCAACGTTACGTGCTATGTCACGCGCATAGCCCTTGACATCAACGGCAACTACACCGACATTTCGCCCTCGTTTATGAACAACGATACTCTGGTGCTGTATGACAACAGCGTGAATATGACGTCCGTATATAACACCAGCACAAGCACGACATACACCCCTATCGTCAATGCTCCTGTCTATCTTGTCGCAGGCAAGAGTTACAAGGTCGTTGCAACGGCAAGGAAGAACGCATCCACATCAAGCACTTTGTATGTGCGTATGCGTTGGGTGGGTACGTCCACTAACGTAAGTTCCACGTATATGTATTTCAGCACGGTATCTTTTACCACCAAGAACTTTACCGTCACGCCTACCGAGAGCGGCTGGGCATATCCTGTGTGGGGTTTTGCGTCGAGCAGTTCCAACAACAACGTACACCTTACCTACCTTGCCATAGAACCCGACGAGCCGCATGTGCCTATGGTGGCCGTGGACTGGCTGACAGGCTATGCTCACTTTGGAGGTGACAGGATTCGTTTCAACCCCGACGGCAGCGGCCACGTAGCTGGAGGAAACCTTAGATGGGATGTCAATGGCAATATGAGAGTTAAGCATACCTTTGCGTTATGTAAGATAGTAGGCTCTACCGCCACATCATCACCGCAGACGTTGCCGCTTTTGGCCTCTCAGAAAGGCTCTGACTATACCACATGCTTTATGGAGAACGTAGCTGCGTCGAGCGGCATTGATGGCGATGTGAGCGACTACCTCCCTTCGCGCATTTCGCTTTACTACCCCTCCAACTATTATGGGGCGTCATACTCGCGTGCTACATGCTCAGTAATCTTACCTCCAGCAACAGATTATATCGGCTTGGAGATAGAGATTATGGCGAAAGGCAATGATAGTGGGTGCTGTGAGTTCTGCATACAGGGTGGTTCAAGCAGTAGTCTTGTGCTGTTAGACCCCAACCTCAACAATCTCCCCTATGGCATAACCATCAATGTGGATGAGAGAAGCGGACGTTCATCATATACGTATGACGGCAGCGGCTCTTCATTCGTCCGACTCCTTGCCGTTTCGTTTGAGACGGATGGCACGAATTACTACGGCTGGATGGTTATGGATTCACATAACGCATATATCGGTTCTTAACAACTACTATTATGAAAACAATCTTCAACAACCTTATTCCCTTCAAGGGCTACAAATGCCTTGCCCTATGGCCGTTCATCTTCGTGCGCAAGGACAAGAGCGATGTCTATATGGCCGTCGATGAGCGCCACGAACGCATCCATCATAGGCAGCAAATCGAAATGCTCTTCCTGCCGTTCTTCCTTTGGTACGGAGTGGAATACCTAATCCGCGCCGCCCTCTACCGCGATTTCAAGGATGCCTACTACAATATCTCTTTCGAGCAGGAGGCATACCTAAAGCAGTATGACAAGGAGTATCTGGGCAAAAGGAGGCTTTTCTATTGGATGAAATACCTGACTAAGAGGTCGTTTTCTAAGCGATAGTCGGGAAAACGCTTGCAGTCTCTTTGACGAATAGCTACCTTTGTGGCAAATATATTAACAAAAACAAAGGAAATGCACGAAATATTCGATGGTTTAGGTATAATGGCGATGGTCTCCGTCATTGCGATGTTAATAGTAATCGTCGCGATGGCGGTTGATCTCGTCAGCGGCGTTCGCAAGGCCAAGATACGCGGCGAAGCGAGAACGAGCTACGGGTTCTCCCGAACGCTTACTAAGTTCCTCGTCTATGAGGGGATACTGATCGTAGCCGTGTGTATCGACGCACTGCTGCATTTCGGCCTTTGGCAGTTCGGCGCAGGGAACTACGTAGTGCCGTGTACCGAGGTCATTATGGCCGTGGTTCTCTGCGGAGTGGAAATGTGGAGCGTCCAAGAGAAAGCCGAGGCCAAGGAACGCAGGAGAATGGCCAAGCTGGCCGAGAAAGGTGCCGCCCTGCTCGACAAAGAATCGCTGAGGGGTATTCTGGCCGATGTCCTGCGCGAATATCTCGTCAAGCGCGACAACAACGAGGTAAGCATCATAGAAGAAAACGTCAATCTTGAATAGTCCCAATATGAAACTGATGGTCACTTCCAAAGACGGCCTCGCCCTCATCAAGAAATATGAGGGCCTGCGCCTTAAAGCATATAAATGCCCTGCGGGGGTGTGGACTATAGGCTATGGCCACACCAAGGGAGTGAAACCCGGAATGACGATAAGCCAGGAAACGGCTGATTTGTATCTCCGGGCTGATGTGGCTCCGATTGAGAAACTGCTCAACTCCCTAAAGATAAATTTCCGTCAGGGGCAGTTCGATGCCCTCGTCTCCTGGATATTCAATCTCGGCAGCGGCAACTTCAACAGCAGCACGCTGAAAAAGAGAATCGTCGCAGGAGCAAAGGACATTGAGATTATCGCCGAGATAAAGAAATGGAACAAGGCAGGCGGCAAGGTGCTTCCGGGTCTCGTCAAACGCCGAGAGGAGGAGGCTGCGACATGGATGCTTTAGGCCGCATCGAAGCACGTAACTGCCGCGAGTGCCAGCACAGCCACGAACTGCTCAACGGCACGTACTGCATGTTCCTGAGTATGTATGTAGAGTATAGCATCGGTAAGCCATGCTGCAACGGATAAGACATACTATGAGAGAATCCAATGGTTTCGCGGCCGTCTTAGCCGCTATCTTTATTGTGCTCCTATCTGTGATTATGTGCGGGTGCAAGAGCACTAAGACCGTGACCATGGAGCGCGTCAGGGTCGACTCGGTGTATATTACCAAGGAGCAACGCGACAGCATCTATATGCACGATAGTATATATGTACGCGAGTACGCGCGCGCGGAGAGTGTCTTTATCGAGATTCAGAAACTACACACCGTCTATAGAGACCGAACCCGAACGGACACTATCCTGCAAACGCGCATCGACAGCATACCAGTACCATACGAGGTAGTCAAGGAGGTTGCCAAGCCGCTTAGGTGGTGGCAGAAGACTTTGATGTACCTCGGTGTCATTTCTATAATTGGGTTAATTATATACATAAAAAGGTAGTTTGCATTTTTGCTTGTTTCTTTTTGTTTGGTTCACATGGTTATGATTTAGTTTTGGGAATCCGTGGTCTGCGAAGATCGCGGATTTTCTTTGTACCTACCCTCAAACTTGTTAAGGAACTCCACTACCCTATAGATGGCGGCATCTATCTTCCGTTGGTCGTGCGAGATATAGCGCGACGTTACCTGCTTGCCTGATGCCCAAGCGTGGCCGAGGCATTTTCCTATCGTGCTTTCCGATATATCGAGGTCATTGGCCGCTACGCTTGCAAAGGTATATCTCGCGCTGTAGGAGGTTATACAGGGGAAAATAGGGCTTCTCTCTATCTTGCGCAGCTTGCCCAGCTTGTCGGGAACCAAGCGTGACGGCCCTATCTTCTTCAAGGCCGCGTTCCAATGCTGCATAAAAGTGTGATAGTCCTTCATATTATCCATAATATTCAGCAGATAATTCTCGCCCTTGTACTTGTTGATGATAGCCATAGCCTCCGGGCAGACTGGCAGGCTAATCTTGCGTGATTTCGTGGAGTTCGCCTTGTCCGTTTTCCTGCGCACGAACACGAAACGCCCTTTCTCCAGACCCTTGCACAGCAGCATATCACCTACATTGACGCCTGCGAGGTATGTGGAAAGGCAGAACATATCTATGTATATCTGCTGCCACGGCTCGCAGGGATAGTCGCGCAGATCAGCGAACTCCTGCGCCGAGAGAGCGTTGGGTATCGTTTCTTCCTCATGAATCTTGTACCCGTCACGCCCCCGGAAAGGATAGTTGTCCGTCAAACCCTGCTCCCTGCACCAGTTGAAAACGGTGCGGATGCAGCGCATTTTCTGCGCGATTCCGTTCACTGAAAGACCCCGTTTTTCCCTAAGCCAAACTTCTAATTTACTCAGCCAAGGCTCGCGGGTTGAATCAAGGCACGCTGTCGGGTCGAACTCGCGCACGCGGTCGCTGGTGTTCCTATATAGAACAGCCGTGCTTTTCTTCAATCCTTCGGCGTATTTCGCGCAGTAGTAAGCAAGAGTGTCGGTCTCGCAGACGTCGCGCTCCACGCCGTCTATATCTGCTTTTATACTATCTTTCAACTCGTTAAGGGTCACATTGGGTTTTCTGCAACATATACGATCCAGCCTGTCAACTATCCATGCGAGCTGCTTTGTTTTGAGCATCTGCTGCTGGCTGACAATGCTGCTTTCTGATGTAAAACCAGTGGCGATTAACATTTTTTTACCGCCATTGAGAAGGCGTATCTTTATAGGGTATGAACCGTCCGCCAGAGGGCGTCTTGTATCTATAAAAAGGTCGTATTTTGTCATAAATCTTTACAATTTTTTGCACCAATTTTGCACGCTCATTTCTAAGTTGCTAATTTTGGTAGTTTTACCACGGAAAAATTTGCACCAAATTTGCACCGCTTGCTCAAAATTTGCACAAAAGCAGCCCAAAAAAGCCTAAAAAAACCCATTTCGAACACTTTTTTTTTAAGACCAAAGTGCTGGAAATGGGGAAAAATTCTCCTGTAAATACTTGACATACAGGATTTAATAAGTGAGCGATAGACGGGACTCGAACCCGCGACCCTCGGCTTGGGAAGAGGATATTCGCATATTTAACTGCTTGATTATCAGTTATTTGCGAAGGCCGTTTCATAAATTTGCACCGTTTTTGCATTGTTCTATAATGATTTGCTATTAAATTACCACGAATTATCACACCCTGAGCAAACCGACAACTTTGTATATTCCGAAAATATCTGACTTCGGAATTAGGAAGTCGGGGTACTCTTCATGGTTGTAGGACACGCACCTGATTTGATTGCCTTCGTCATACAGCCTTTTGAGTACCGTACCCTCTCTGGCCTCGACGAGGTAGGTCTTGCCCCACTCGACCATACTACTTACTTTCTTGCAGGCGATCTCGTCACCGCCTTCAAACTTAGGTTCCATTGAGTTGCCCTGCACGATGATTGTAAAGTCATATTCAGGGAAACTCTTCACTACTGGCTGGAATGAGCACTCGGACATCCTCACGCCATGCACATACTCTTGGATGGGGCCTGCGGCAGCGGTAATAGGCAGGCGCGGCTTGATGCTGCGGGTTGCCTCTTCATCCTCTTTCCTGCCGTAGTCGCCCTCTCCAAATTCAAGCCATTCGTAGGGCACATCGAAAGTGTCGCACACCTTCCTGATGTCTGCCAAAGTCCACGGCTGCTTGCCTCGGACTTTCTTCGACAAGTTGCTCGGAGAGATACCAACCTTCTTGCCGAACGTGGTGAGAGAGATAGACTTCTCAAAAATGAGCTGTTTAATCCTCTCGGCGATTCCTCTTTGGTCAGTTAGCTGTTTCATTTTGTTAAATTACCACGATTTTAGTTAATTGCAGTTAAATAATTACCATAAATTACCAACGTTTTGCCATAACCATTACCTTTGCAGCCGTGTTTTGATGATAAATACAACACATGAGGCAGGCTGGCGCGGAAGTAAAACAACCGCACTTTGAGTGTAGCGACACAAAGATAGGTAAAAGTCTGCGTTTCAGCCTCCTTTGTGTGTTATAATTAACTATAATTAAGTATAATTAAATTTATGAGAGCCGAAAAGCTAAGTACAAGTGACATAATCGGTATCGGAAGTTTCGGGAAGTTGGTAGTAGAACTCCCAAGCTATGCTGCTGTGGAGTCGGCCAAGAATCTTGTGACCCGTGCCAAGGCCCGTCACCCCAGAGCCGATGGTCTCACATACACTACCTCCGTAGACAAGACGACAAACACCATCGTCATTGAGGTGGTCCGCCCGGAAGATGTCAACCGCAAAAATAAGTAAGCAATGGAAAGCAGCATTCAAATCTTCAAGAACGACCAATTCGGCGAAATCCGAACCGCAGGCACGGCAGACAATCCTATGTTTTGCCTGAGTGATATCTGCAAGGTGCTGGACTTGCAGACGAACAAAGTGAAGAATCGTCTAAGCGAGAGGGGTGTGCATTCAATTCCTACCCCTACCCAAAATCAGTATGGAGCTGAGGTTGTGATTGATATGCTTTATGTCAATGAGCAGAACCTCTACAAGGTTATTATGCGAAGCGACAAACCGCAGGCAGAGCCGTTCCAAGATTGGGTATGTGGCGAAGTGCTGCCCAGCATCCGCAGGACTGGCGGCTATATGGTGGGCAGGGTTGATGATACTCCCGAAGAGATTATGGCGCGGGCTATTCTCGTAGCGCAGGACACCATAGCACGCAGGGACCAACGCATCAAGGAACTGGAGTTGAAAGCCAAAGAAACGAACAGTAAGTTAATAGAGGCCAACAATCAGGTCGAGGCATTGTCTGCTGAGATTCAGTCGATGAAACCGAAAGTGACATACTACGATATGATACTCAACAACAAGTCCACGGTGCTGACAACCCAAATAGCCCTTGACTACGGCCTCTCGGCAAAGGCTCTCAATCAAAAGCTCTACGAATTGAGGGTGCAGCACAAGGTCGGCGATCAATGGATTTTGTATGCCCCTTATATCTCCCACGGCTATATGCACAGCAAGGCCGTAGAGATAATACGGAGAGACGGCCGTCTGGATGTCAAGTACAACTCCGCTTGGACGCAGAAAGGCAGGCTGTTCCTCTATGACATCTTGAAGAAATCAGGCATCCTGCCGCTCATAGAACGATAACCAACCAACAAAACAACAAACAACAATGACACAAGGAAAGATTATTGAATTGACAAGCCCTTGGCTGACTACGAAAGGCGTGATGAAATACCTCGGAGTGAGCCGTGATTGGGTTGACGACCGCAGGGAGAGCGGAGAACTCCCCTACTCCATCGTCGGCCATACGGTTTTCGTCAAGGCCGCTGATGTCGATAGGCTGATACAGCAGAACAAAGTTCGCATCCGCAAGAAAATCCGATGTTAAGCCTGAGAATCGGCCATCGGGTACAAAACAAATAAGGCAGCGGTAAGCCTCAAACCGCGTTCGGGACCGGCCAAGCGAACTGAAACGAAAAGGGCAAGGCAGAGAGCGTAAGCGATAAGCCGTCCAACTACAAGACGGAGGAAGAGCCGAGGTAGCAGCATATAGCGGGAAGGACATCCGTGAAAGCTGGAGTTAAAAGGAAGTAGCAAGTCTAAATGGCGACGAGGCTCGTGAGGATAGCACGAGAAGAGCCAACCTTGCAGCCTCAACAAGAAGCCTTAATGCCACCGTTGCACGTCCAAAGTCGTGATTTAAAATGCAGATGGGGGCTTCAACTATGACATGGTATGACAAATCGACCGAGATAGCCGCTAATTTGGCCTCTAAGCGCCTCTCCTGTCTAAAAGGCAGCGAGCACTGGGAGAGGATAATTGACGCGCTCAGGGAGGCTGCGCTTGAAGGCATACGCTATGAGTGCGACTCCTGGGTCTTAAAACGAGTTTAGTATATGAAACACGAACAAGTTATCTACGCACAAATCCCTTCGAAATCCAATCAATACAGGATTATCAACCTTCACGGCCACGGTTCTTTGGCTAAGACCAAGGCTATGAAAGAATACGAAGATAAATTCTATCTCCAGTGCGGTGCATATCGGAATAGGAACATACAAGGGTTCTTTGAACTCTATATTGATGTCTATTTCCAAAGCAACCAGCCCGACCTTGACAACTGCTTAAAGGGAACGCTTGACTGTCTCCAAGGATGCAAGGCTATCAAGAATGACCGCAACTGCGTTAAGATAGTGGCGAACAAGTTCATCGACAAAACCAACCCTCGCATAGAGTTTACCCTCGTCGAGGTAGGCGGCGTCACCGAAAAGAATACAACGATTCCGACATTGTTTGATTGATTAAACTTTACTCATTTGGTTTTTTAGTTAATTGCACTTTCCAATTCTCCTGTTTTCACTGAGCCGTGAGGCACGGTAAAAACACTCACATCATCTTTTTATCTGTGATCGTGATTCTACCAGCTTGGCCGTGAGGTTAGGCTGGTTTTTCCAGAACATTTTCAACCCTTAAATAACAACAAAAATGGCAAAAACAACAAACAATCAGCCACAGGGCGACAACCTGCGGTACTACGAGAAATTGCGCGATGTGCCTGCAAACGCTATCAAGCAAATCGGCGCAGGCCGACTGAAAGGTATGTCGGACATCAACCCCGTCTGGCGCATTAAGGTTATGACCGAAACTTTCGGCCCCTGCGGCATCGGATGGAAATACGAAATCACCAAGCAGTGGCAGGAAATATTCGGTCAGGAAGTCAAGGCTTTCACCAATATCAACCTCTACATCAAGGTAGACGGCGAATGGAGCGACCCTATTCCGGGCACTGGCGGCGCAACCATTGTGGAGATCAACTCCAAGGGCTACGCCTATGTCAACGATGAAGGTTACAAGATGTCCTTGACCGATGCTCTCAGCGTGGCAATGAAATCCCTTGGTGTTGCTGCCGACATCTATTACAGCAAGGACAAAGGGCAGTTCGACACCAAGTATGAGCAGCAAGCCTATGTGGCACAGCAGCCTGCATCGGCCCCCGCAGCACAGCCACAAGCACAAGCCAGCGCGGAGCAGGTCATTGCAGAAATCAATGCTGCGACAACGCTGGAAACTCTCACGGCTATCTATCGCAAGTACCCACAATGGCAGCGTGACGCCAACTTCACGGGCGCGCTGACTGCGAGGAAAGACCAAATCAAGAACAACGGAAAATCGTAGGCTATGAAGATACCGACATTGAAACAATCGCCAGTGACCTTCCGCAGCGAAGACCATACCTACTGGCTCGGCACCAAACAACTGCAAGGTGTGACCTCAACCCTTGTGCGCAGGGCATATCCCAACACCTACTCCAAACCCGACGGTTACACCGATGAGGAATGGCAGCAAGTTTTGGCCAATGCAGCCGCTAAGGGCAGCAATATGCACGAAACGATTGAGTTGCACGATGAACTCGGTATTGAGAGCGACCTGCCCGAACTGCAAAGCTATATCCGCATCAAGAAAGAGCATCAGCTTCAAGTGGTCGCCACTGAATATGTGGTGTCCGATGAGCAGCACTATGCCACCGCTGTTGACAAGGTAATGATGAAACCCGATGGTGGCATCATCCTCGTTGATTTCAAGCGAACGTTCAAACTGCATATCGAGGATGTCACCGTCCAGCAGAGTATCTGCAAGCGTTTCTTTGAAATGCAGAACCCAGGCTTGAAAGTCGATAGCATCTATGTTATGTGGCTGCGCGATGATAAGAGCAGGTTCGAGGAACTTACACCCTGGGCCGAAGAGGCTCTGGACGCCCTCATATCAGCCGACCTCCATAACGAAACTTTCGACATCACTACAACATACGGCGATTTGCCCTCAAAATTTGCCGAGGTTGAGTCGGAAGTCGCTCGCTTGGAGATAGAACTCAAAGTGGCGCAAGAACGCCAGAAAGAGCTTAAAAAGGGCTTATATGACCTTATGGAGCATAACAGCATAAAGTCTTGGACTGGCAGTAAGATAAAACTGACGAGAGTGTTGCCCACAAAAAAAAGCACATTTGACAGCAAGACTTTTGAAAAAGAGCATCCCGACCTTTACAAGAAATATTTGAAAGAGAGCACGTCGGCAGGCAGTCTGCGAATAACAATAATATGAAACTGAGAGTTGTCAATACGGCTACGGGCTTTGTCCCCGAAACCGATACGGACTATGAGGCCAAGAAGAAGCTGAAACGCGGTGCGGTTTACGAGATCACTATCAAGGAATGCCGCAACCCAAAGTTCCATCGCCTCTATTTCAGCCTAATCAGTATCGGCTGGGAGTTTTTGAATGAGCAGCAGCAGGCTTTCTTCCGCAATGACATCGAAACATTCCGAAAGACAGTCGAGATAGCGGCAGGGCATTATGAGCCAGTCTATTCAATCTCCCGCAGGACGTGGCTTGAAATCCCCAAGTCCATAGCCTTTGACAAACTCAGCGAGAGCGATTTCCACGACCTTTACGAGAACGTAAAAAGGGTTATCTCCCAAGTCTTCGTCCCAGAGGACGGCAGAGAAGCCTTCGAATACGAAATAAAGAATTTCTAACACAATCCCATCCAATTCAAACACTTATGAGTGACATTGTAGTTTCGGGCGTCATAGCCCAGGCTCTTCCCGTTCAGTCGGGCACAAGCCAGCGCGGCAACCAATGGATGCGCGCATCGTATATCATCGAGCACGAACAAGGCCAGTACCCCAAGCGTATGGTCTTTGACGTAATCAACGCCAAGATTCAGGAACTCAACCTGCAAGTCGGCGAGAACGTCACCGTGCATCTTAACGTCGATTGCCGCGAGTACCCGCAAGGCTCTGGCAGGTTCTTCAACTCCATCGAGGCTTGGAAGGTTGAGCGCAGTCAGGCGCTTGGTGCCCAGCCCCAGACACAGCGCGCCCCTCAGCAGCCTATGCAGCCCCAGCAGCGCGTAGCACCTCAGCAGCCGACATTCCCTCAGTATGCCGCTGCCCCTCAGCAGCCCCAACAGCCCCAGCAGCCACCCACAAACGATAGCGATTTGCCATTCTGATTCTTTTTGTTTGTTGTTTGTTGTGTCCCCTGCGTGCAGGTCTATCCTGTGCGTGGGGGAACTTTTTTAAGACACTATGGAAAAAAACGATAGTAAGCTATTTGATGAAGGTAATATTCTTGTGCCGCGAAAGTTGATAAACGACACAAGACTAAGCGACAAGGCAAGGTTTATCTATTGCTATATAGTCGCAAGAAAAGAGACTTGCATACCCGATACTGCCAAGTTATCAAAGGAACTTGGGTACTCCAGGCGAACCTTACTGAAATACCTCCACGAACTCGCCGCTCATGACTGGATTGAACTATTGCGCCATGATTAGAATCCTCCGAGAAAAGAACACTGACTATACGGTAATCAGCAACACCATCCTGCGAGACGCCTCGGTAAGCCTGAAAGCCAAAGGGCTGATGGCATTGGTAATGTCGCTCCCCGAAAATTGGGATTTCTCCATCAACGGAGTTCTCTCCATAGCCAAGGAGAAAAGAGATTGCATATACTCCATTATCTCCGAACTGAAAGAGAAAGGCTACTGCAAAATGGAAACCATTCGTGATGAGAACGGCAAGATAGCTGGCACCGATTATATCTTCATGGAACAACCGATGGAAGTGCCGCAAAGCCAGTCTGCAAGCGATATCTTACCATATACGGAAAAGCCGTATACGGAAAAACCGTATACGGAAAAACCGACACAATCAATTAAAGAATTAATAAATTACTTAAATAAATCAAGTAAAGAAAAAAAAGAAATAGAAAAATATAAAAAAGAAAAAGAAAGTTCAGACATGTTATTTGATGCCGACTTAGAAACAAGCGAAAAAGCCGAGCAAACAACTCCTGCTAATCCTGCCAACTCTACAACGAAAAACAAGCCCACGATAAATTCGCTTGATCTCTCTGCAATCCCAGATGAGTTTCTTCCTATTGTCGAAGATTGGTTGTCTTACAAAAAAGAGCGCCACCAAACATACAAGCCGCGAGGTTTTGAAGCATTCTTCAAGCGGCTGCTTAAACTGAGCGGCAACAACCCAGGGAAAGCAAAGGAGATAGTTGAGCAATCCATTGCCAACAACTATGCTGGCATCTTCCCGATTAAATCAAGCAAGAGCAACCTTCCTGTAGGTTTCATCCTGCACGAAGAAAACTTAGACCCCGACAAGAAAGCTGAATGGTGATATGTTTGACATACGAGATATTGCTGAAAAACGCGAGATAATGCAAATAGCGCTCCCCGATGCTCAGAAAGTCCTGCGTAGCGGGATGGAATATTTCATCGGCCCGCATTTCCAATGGCTCCCCTCCTACGAGAAAGTAGCACGATGGCTGGCAGATAATCAAAAACGCGGCCTAATGCTTTCGGGTGGCAACGGAGTAGGCAAGACGGTGTTCTGCACCAAAGTCCTTCCGCTGATATTCCGATACTATCTCCACATTGAGGATGTCACAATCATAGATGCCAAATATCTCGGCGACTATTATAAGAACCCCTCCGACTACTACAAGATCGTCTATGACAAAAACCCGATCATCATCGACGATGTTGGTGTTGAGGATATCGCCAATGACTATGGCGAGCGCCGCGACATATTTTCCGAGATAGTTGATGATGCGGAGAAACGCGCAAGACTGATAGTATTTACCACCAACCTATACGCCGACGATATCAAGACCCGCTACGGAATGAGAACCCTTGACAGGCTCTACTCCATAGTGCGGTCGATATGTATCGAAGGCCAAAGCATGAGGCTGAAAACGATTTAGCCTCGCAAGAAACAACGACAAACAATGAACACTGACGAAATACGCAAATGGCACCACGTATTCAAGCGCCCCGGAGAACTCTTTGAGATACGCCTGCTGGGCGATAGGACGTGGAGCGGATATTTCTACGATGTCGAGGATGCCATCGAGCAGTTGCAGCCTTATGACAACCTCAACATCTACTTCACGGTCAACGAGGTCAAGAGCGCCTGCGACAGCCGTTCTCAGTTCGACTGCTTCCGACAAGTCAAAGGCACGGCGACGAGCAAGCAGGACATCGAGCATCGTTGGTGGTTGCCTATAGATGTCGATTGTGAGCGGCCGAGCGGCGTCAGCTCTACCGATGCCGAGAAACAACTGGCGCACGCCAAGGCTGGCGATGTCTTCCGTTTCCTTAAAGCGAACAATTTTCCTGAGCCTGTCGTCTGCGACTCATCGAGCGGCTATCACATCTACCTCCCAATAGACATCGGTAACACCCCGGAGGCTGAGGCGGCGGTAAAGCTGTTCCTTGAAACCCTTGGCAACATCTTCACCGATGAACACGTCAAGATAGACAACGTGCTCTTCGATGCCAACCGCATCATACGCCTGCCTGGTACTTACGGCAGGAAAGGCAGGAGCACCGAGGACCGCCCGCACCGTTTGGCCAAGATACTCTCGGTGCCTACTGAGATAGTTAGGGCAGACCTTGCCGCCCTCGATGCTTTCAACAGCCGCTACAAAATCACGGCAGAGCCAGTCAAGCACCAAAGCTACGGCGGCGGTACTTTCGACATAAGGACTTTCATCCGCGACCACGGCATAGGTGTTGACAAGGAAATTCCTCTTGTAGGAGGCGGCACCAAGTTCATACTCTCCGAGTGCATCTTCGACTCCGGGCATAAGGCTCCCGATGCTGCCATCTTCGAAATGCCGAACGGCGCGATAGCATACAAATGCTTTCATCAGTCTTGCTCTTCGTATAGCTGGCAGGATGTGCGCAGAAGATTTGAGCCAGACGCCTATAATCGGGAATATCGTGAAATTAGGCCGAGAAACCCTCTCTCACAGCCTTTCTCCCCTCAGCCTAAGCAACCCACCGCTCCACCTGTAATCGAAGCTGAGAGCGAAGAAAAAGGGCCGATATGGCTTTCGATGTCCGACATCCAAAAAGTAGACATCGAATCCATGGAGCACGTCAAGACTGGCTATACGGAGTTGGATGAGAAAATCAAAGGACTGTTCATGGGCGAGGTCACGCTCATATCGGGAAATAACTCATCGGGTAAGTCCACGTTTCTGAATAACCTCATCCTGAACATCATCGATCAAGGTTGGAAGGTGGCCCTTTGGTCGGGCGAGCTTCTCGACATCAAGCTGAAACGCTGGCTGACGATGCTGGCGGCAGGCAGGAAACACACGTTCACCTCCCCGAAAGGCTACAACTATGTTCCCGATGATCTTGCAAAGGTAATCGACGAATGGCTGAATGGAAAACTCTTCATCTACAACAACAAGTACGGCAATAGATGGGAGCAAGTCCTGACACAACTTAACAAGCTGGTCGAGCAGGGCGTGCGGATATTCTTCCTCGACAACCTTATGGCGATGAACATAAACATCTTCGAGGGAGACAAGAACGAGCGCCAAAAGCTGTTTGTAAGCCAGCTGACCGATTTTGCCAAGGACAACAATGCTTCCATCGGCCTCGTTGCTCATCCGAGAAAAGCCTCGACGCTCATACGCAAGGTAGACATCAGCGGCACCTCCGATATTACGAACCTCATCGACAATCTCTTCCTCATCCATCGCAACAACGAGGATTTCAAGAGAGAGGGCAAGGAATATTTCGGTGCTCCGCTGATGGGTTACATAGCCTCCAAGAACTACGGCAATATTTTGGAGGTGGCCAAAAACCGCTTGGAGGGTGTTCAAGACCTGCTGGTAGGTATGTACTACGAGCCAGTCAGCCACCGTATGATGAACGCCCCCGATGAGGAAAAGGAATACGGATGTTTCCGCACCGGGGAGCAGACCTCGATGTTCACTGAGACCGCCGAGCAGCAACCTCCCCAGGTGTTCGACCCATTCAGCGCCCCACAGTCCACTGAGGACTGCCCTTTCTGATAACTTAAAAACAACAATTTGATATATTATTCTTGTAATGTCGCCGTAGTTCTTATCCTTAACATCGGGGAATAAAGCATTATGTGCAATGACGGCAGGTTGCTTATCCAACGGGGTCTCGGGCGTTTCGGGATCGTACTCTGCCCACCCTACAAGTTCAAAGTCAAAAGAGGGGTTTAATGCTTTCAACCTGCGCATCGCCAACCCCTGCGACTCATAGCCGCTGCATAGCGTTGCAAGTCTTATCTTATTGTTTTCCATAAGTTTTCAACCATTTATTTAGAGGTTCCATTACAAGAATAAACTGGCCTGACTTCCCCGATTGTGACCTGCTTTTTTACTCGACCCCTTGTCAGAGTGTGTCCCAAGCTGGCCTTCAACACGGCTTTGCAGAGGGCAGCGGAACGCGGTCGAGCATCATTTGGAACGTCCGCGATGCGGTCATTGCCAAGCGACCCAAGTTCCTATGCCTGGAGAATGTCCGTGCTATGGTTTCGGCCAAGTTCGTCGGTATGTTCAACCTTTGGCAGCGGGAGTTGGAACGGCTCGGCTATACCAACTACGCTGAAATCCTTAACGCCAAGGATTTCGGTGTTCCGCAAAACCGAGAACGCATCTTCCTTGTCAGTGTTCGCAACGATGTGGGGCTGAGATACCATTTCCCTAAGCCGTTCAAGCTGACCAAATGCCTTGCCGACATCTTGGAAGAGAATGTCGATGAGAAGTTCTTCCTGCGCGATGAAATGCTTGCGAGGTTCTGCGAGAAAAGCCTCGAAGAAGAAATCGTTCCGGGAATAGATATAGGAGTCCTTGAAAACGAACGCGAGGATGGTGATGAATCATTCTTTGGAAACGCCTACTGAGGTTATCATCCTTGGCAGACTTAGCACCTCTCAGGATGCTATAGTCGTCGGAGGGGGGGGGTATCGCCATGCCACACCGCAGGACACGGAAATACGCCCAAGGTGGCCGTTATCACGGATTAAGCCGCATAACGTGTGCTATGGCTGTGTTGCCTGCACCTTGAACACCCGCTACGAGGATGCTGCCATCAAGGACTATATCACGCTAAGGCACTACCCGAAGACAGTCGTAATGGCCATCTATGAAACATAGTAACGTCACACTAAACATACCGCAGGCTACGGCATTGGGGTACATCCCCTGCCCCGTATGGGGCTGTTTCGATTGGAATTACCCCTCTTCCAAGCTGCGGCGCGGCCGCGTACAGGGGGGGGGTAAAATTACTCCTGCCCTGACTGGCAACGCCACCACTATCATTGCAATAACAGCCGATGAGACCGATTAAGGACAAGTCAAGCATCATAGGGTTCTATATCAAGCCCAATAGGGCGCATCCGAACAAAGGTGTAGTCTATGATGAGAGATATATCTCCCCCTGTATGACCGCAGGAATGGGGGGGG